TTTTTGATAATTATTTAGATTATAATTAAAACAGAATAATGAACATGAATTAAAAAAATAGGTTATGAAGAAAATCAAGTGGAAGGTTGTAGCGTTTGTGAGTTGGGTGCTCATGACGTTTCTTGTGATAGATGCTTGCTTTGAAGCAGTTAACAAGGCTAATACGATAGTGAACATTATGGGCATTCTCGGCATTAACCTTTGGATATTGATTTCAGTTGCAACAAATTGTTTAACATTCAAAAATAAGAAAGAGAATGAAAAGAAAGATTAATCATTTGTGTGTGTTTATGCTGCTCGGTGCAGCGTTGTTTTCGACTACCTCTTGTTGTGAACGTGTAGATGCAGGCTCTGAGGGCATCTTGGTGAACCTCTATGGTTCCGACAAGGGAGTAGATGATGTGAGTCTCGTTACGGGTCGTGTATGGTACAATCCTTTCACCGAGGAGGTGTACGAGTACCCTACCTATGTTCAGACTATCGACTATCCTGCATTCACCATCAACGCCAAGGATGGCTCGGAGTTCACCGTGGATCCTACCGTATCATTGAAGATGGTTGACGGCAATGCTCCAAGAGTATTCAAGAAGTACCGCAAGGGGCTGGACGATATTGTGAATGGTACTTTGTTCAACTACGTGAAGGATGCTTTCCGCATTCAGCTGAACAAATACACAACCGACCAAATCGTGAGCAATCGTGATTTGGTGGAGAAAGCCATTGAAGCCCAACTTAGCAAGGCTCTCGCCAAGGAATATTTCCACCTAGAGCAGCTTACTTCTGGATTGAAATATCCAAGCTCGATTGTTGAAGCTGTCAATCAGAAGAATAAAGCCATTCAGGAAGCGCAGCGTGCTCTCAACGAGGTAGCCGTGAAGAAAGCAGAAGCAGAGAAGATGCTTGTGCAGGCAAAGGCTGAGCGTGAAGCGAATGAATTGAAGACTGCTTCTCTTACTCCTGCTATCTTGCAGAAGATGTGGATTGAGAAGTGGGATGGCAAGTTGCCGGTATATGGCAATGTTCCTCAGATGATGATGGTAAAGTAAGCTAATTGCCCTCTCTTCGGAGGGGGCTTTTAAATATATGCTTATGGCTAGAAGAAGAGAAGTTCGTAAGAATGGTGCTTGCTATGAATCCTGCTACGTGTATATATGCGTGTTCGGCGATAAGTACACGAAGTTATGCGATGCTAGTTGCTTCGAGACTGGCAAGCCATGCCGGAACTACATCAACGTGTATTGGAAGATAAGCCGATTCAGACATTATAGCAAGAGAAAGCCGAAATTTCCAACTACGCTTGCTTGATGCTTGAAAGAAAAGAGTAAAGTTTTAATTTTAAAAATACATAGCAATGGGAAAGAAAAGATTTTATTATGCAGTAGCGTCCTTCATGCGTAAGAACGGCACAAGAACAATGACCTCAGTTCACTCTTGCTTTGAAGGAACAGAAGATGAGGATGAACTGAAGTTCTATCCAATTTTCAAGACCATCAAGTGTGTAGAGAACTATTTCAAGGATACTGACATTATTCCTTCAACCATCATCGTCGAGAACGTGACCGAGATTAGCGAGAAGGACTACAACGCCATTGAAGAGTATTCTGCAGCACTGAAGAAAGAGAAGGAGGGTTAGCGTATGGAAAAGGTATTTAAACAGATAGACAAGATTATTATCATCATAAAAGTCTTGTGCATGGAGGGTAAAATCCAAAAGCAGACTTATGATGAGATTAGATTATCCCTTGTGGATATGGAAGATGAGCTAAACAAGTTAATCAGAAAGGAGGACTAGCGCATGACAGAAATGGAAGAAGTAAAGCTTGCAGCATACAATAGCTACAAGCGACACATGAGAGTGTTCGGCAAGGGCAAGGATATTCTTTCCTTTGCCGAGTGGGAGAAGAAAGCGTGTGAACAATTAAAATAATAGTGTTATGGCAATAGTAAACGTAGATTTGAGTGAGTACGATGCAATACGCAAGCGTAACTCGGAGTTAGAAGAGCAAGTAAAGGAACTCAAAAAGTTGAATGAGTCCTTGAAAAGCGGTTCAAAGGTTATTCTTCGTAATGAGACGGTTGTAGAGCGTAAGGTTGACGTTCCTTCTTTTAATCATGAGAAAGGGGTGCCAATTCTCAAACAATGCGTGCGTAGAGATAGAGTAGAATCTTCTGAGTCCTATGTTAACTTCGAAGATGTCCGTTTGAAGGTTGAGCAGGCTATGCAGGATGAGGTCAATCGTAGCATCCACGACAGAAACCTAGAAAAACAAGCCTATGCCGAAATGAAGAATAAGCTTGTAAACGAACAACTCGGAATGAAATCAAACCTGCAAAAAGAGTTCGCAAAGAAGGAAAAGGAGTTGGAAGAGGACAATGGACGCAAGTTCGAGAAAGAGGAGCGTGATTTGCGTGAGAAGTACGCACGTATGACCGGTAACTTTGAAGCCGAGAGAATCCGTGTTCGCAACAAGCTTCCGAATATCGCTTCTATGGCTACTGACTTGCGTGATGAGTTGACTAAGATTCGCTTCTTCAAGCCAAAGCTAGCTATAAAGTTAGCGAATGATATTATTTCGTATTCTAGCAAAAATGACTAGCAGCGCATGGACAGACTGATAAAGGCAATGAATAAGTATTTGGCTGATGCCAAACTGCGTTGGACACAGGAAGAACTTCTCCGTAAGTTGCAAGATGCGGCTGAACACCACAAAAAAGTGGTGATACTGAAAGGCAGAAGGTTTTAGCTAAAATAAAAGGTTATGATTACACAAGAGACTTACGAAGCATTGAAGGATGCTAGAAAGAAACTCAAAAATCGGAAGGGTGATATAAAGAAGATTCTTTTCGAGGGGGAAGCAGAAGACCTTTACGACCTCCTTGATACCACCATCCGAGAGTTTGAGGGCGAGAATGAAATGACCAACGTTCCTGATCGTATCTTCTTGGTCATAGGAGAAGACACACCCGATGGTGCCGACTTCGACGAGTTGGATGAGGTGGCTTGGAGCAAGGAGCGAGTATCTTACAAGGATATTGAATACGTAAGAAAGGAGGTGAATAATGACTAGTATTAGAAAATACAAGAAGTGGTGGAAGTCCTTCATGAAAAGAGGATGGTATGATGTTCGATTCCCCAAAAGGCTCGAAACTATACGTCAGTCCAATAGGTTTCGTATTTACATTTGGCATAGTCGTGATACAAGTATGTATCTTACTCTAACGATATTCACAAAGTCAAGAAGAAAGAGAGGTGGGCATGCGTAAAAGGTTCTTTGGAAGATTTAGGGCTCGTATTCCTCGCAAGCTTAAGAAGGCTGCGAAGTATGGTATTGAGAGACGTGTATATCCTGCGGATGAAAACGAAATATCTCCCATTACTTTAGTCCTTAAACATACGGAAAAAGTAGTGTTTGTGATAGTAGGGAAACGTACCAAATGGAAGCAGAAGGCATGTCTTGCTTGCATGAGAGAAGAAAGAAGAAGACTTATTTGTTTATGGGAAAAGTGCGATAGAATATTATTGTGGGGTGTTTAACAAAAAAGCAGAGCCTAGTGCCCTGCTTTTTTCGTATCTATAGGTATCATCCTACAAGACTCTTGCGCTCTTCTGCAATCTTGCCGTCGTTCTTCTCCAGGAGCATATCACGCAACTCCTTCGTGATGCCTTCTTGTACGAGCAGCTTGACCTTCATGTCTGCCAACTCCTTAAGCAAAGCTTCATCAGTTGGCTTATCTTCCTTGAACATCGAGCCTACACCATTCAGCAACCAGTCATACGAAATATCCATAAACGTGGATTTTATGTGCATGATAAAGTCTAGAGTAGGGTCTTTTGTGCCGTTGAGATAGTTGTTAACCGTAGTATATTTCATTCCTATCTTAGCTGCAAAAGCCCTGCCACTCAGATTGTTATGGTTTCTAAGCTCATTTACTCTTCCAACAATATCCTTCATAATGTATTAATGTTTAAATATTTGAATATTCTTTAAGTAAATATAAATAAATATGCAAGTCTTTGGATATTTCTCCAAAAAGACGTATCTTTGCACCAGTGATTCGGACAACGTTTATACGTTTCTCCATCATTTAATGTTTTACGTGTGCAAAGATAATAAAAAAGTATGGATAAAGTAATATTTAAACCGAAAATTTTGATAAGAAAATCAAAAATCGGTAAAATCGCTAAGTCGGTCGGCTGCTGCAATGCGGCAGTTTACAATGCAATAACATTTAGAACTAATAGCGATTTGGCAGTAGATATACGAAATGTCGCCTGCAACAAGTATGGTGGCATCCTCGTGAAGAAGTTCCCTGAACTTGTGGAAGATAAGTTATAAGCCGTTAGGCTTTTAGATAAATTTTGTTTTATAAGAATTGTTAAAGCGTTTAGCCTTCACCCTGCGTGAGTAGGGTGGAGGTTCCTAGAAAGAAGTTAGGTTCTTAGTTTCATAATATGTTTTTAGATTATATGATTCATAGACGTTAAGTTTTAAAAAAACAAAGTTTAGCAAGTATGTATTCGAGCACTCTGGTTCGTGAGGATAGGAGTGTACATGGCATCTTAGCTCAGTTGGCAGAGCGCTGCAAGGATGCTTGCAGAGGTCTGTGGTTCGAGTCCACTGGGTGCCTCATTCGTTGCGTGAAATTGTTATTATTAAATTTGGTATGAATGTAATGAAATGGTGCAAAAAGTGTGGTATAGTCACTTGGCGGAAAATTTCTACTATGGTAGATCGTTCGAAAATCATCGCCATAAACCATAAGGAGATAGCGTTGGCTGCTTCCTACCAACACCTTTCACTTCTTCATATTATATATAGCAACCGCAACAAGGTCATTGCCAGTAGGTAGGCATAAGCTCTTTGACATATTGGAAAAGTAAAGCCGAGAAAATTCGTTCTAAAAATAGGGGTGCAGGCGCACTTTTTGTATTTAAAGACAGCTGAATGTGATTAGCCATAATTGCAATAATGCTGCATCCCAAAAGCGGTGAGCATGGCTCTCAAATTCGTGGTAGCGCACGATGCCGCTTCATCCGCCTATGGTGTAACGGAAGCACGCCCGAAAGGAAACAGATGTGTAAATCCTTAACTATTCTTATCAAATCGGGAAGATAGGTTCGACTCCTAGATGGTGGACTCCATTTTATATTGTTTTTCGTTGCAGCGGCAACGGTTGTGCATAAGAATTTTTGCATTAAAAATAACTACTAAGCCCTGTTCGTCCGTGAGGATAGGCAGGGTTATCTTAAACTTCAAAAACAATTAGCGTATGATTAGATTATTCTCAACTCGCTCATATCAGGACCGAGTGAACGATATATACAGACAATTAGAGCGTAACGCTTGGTGTCCCCTTGAGATATTCGAGCGAAAAATACGCAAGATAAATATGCTGAACTCCCGAATCAAGAATCTGGCAGCAGACCTTGGACGAGAGGAAGGCGAGTACGAAACTTTAAATACGAAAAGGTATGATGAAGAGGAGTAAACCCCTAAAGAGAACTCCAATCAAGAGAACTCCATGGGATAAGGCAAAGAACGAACAGGAAAAGAAAAAGGCGAATGGCATTCCATCCAAGCAAGCCTTGGTGAAGAAGCTCGATAGAATCTTTCAGTTATACATAAGACTCCGTGATGTAAACAATCAAGGAGCATTCAGATGTATTTCTTGCGGTAGATATAAGCCATTCAGTCAAATGGATGCTGGACATTTTGTAGGAAGAAGCGCAATGTCGTTAAGATATTGTGAGACCAATGTGTTCGGGCAATGCCGTTACTGCAACCGCATGCTGAACGGCAATCTGTTAGATTATCGCAAGGCGTTAGTCAAGAAACTCGGAGAGGAAAAGGTTGAATGGTTGGAGAATACCAAGAACTCAACCAAGCAATACTCCATCTTCGAACTTCAAACACTCATAGACTACTATACAAAGGAAGCAGAAAAACTTAAAATAGAAAAGAACTATGATGAATGGAAATGAAATCATTAAGAAAGAAACAATGACCTCGCTAGAAATAGCTGAGGTAACGGGAAGAAATCACAAAGATGTGATGCGCTCCATTAGAGAAATGGAAGATGCATGGGTTAAAGTTAACGGGCGCAAGTTTGCGCTGGTTGAGTATAAGGATGCAAAAGGCGAAATGAGACCATGCTATTCACTCAGCAAAACCGAATGTCTGTATATTGCCACCAAGTTTAACGATGAGGCAAGGGCAAAGCTGATTCTCCGCTGGGAAGAGCTTGAAACCAAAGAAGCATTCCTCATCAAGGTACCTACAACATTCGCTGAAGCATTGAGACTGGCAGCAGACCAAGCAGAGAAACTTGAAGCGCAAGAGAAAATGCTTGAAGTCAGTTCAAAGGAGATTGTTGAACTGAGTGGTACAATCGCCACCATGCAGCCAAAGGTTACGTATGTTGATAAGATTCTTGCCAGCAAGGAGACCGTAACTACTACTCAGATAGCACAAGACTACGGACAATCTGCAAAGGCATTCAATATTCTTCTCAGAAACTTCGGTATTCAGCACAAGGTTGGCGGTCAGTGGATTCTTTATGCTAAATATCTTCCCAATGGCTATGTTCAGTCAGACACCATCCCCATTGAGTACAAAGATGGTTCTTCCGGCTCTATTATGCACACTAAGTGGACTCAGAAAGGAAGAATCTTTCTGTACGAGGAGTTAAAGAAGCATAACGTATTGCCATTAATCGAGAGATAAATCAATAAACATAATATAATAATGAGTAGTAAATTCGGTACAAAGATTAACGTAGATGCGGTTATCGGGTACCTGCCAAAGAAGGCACATGAGAACGATGCAGCCTACGATTTGTTTGTGAAAGAGAGAACGGAGATTTCTCCAAATCAACGTTGCTATATTTCACTTGGTTTCAGAATACAGCTTCCGCCTAACATGAAGCTTCAGATCCTGCCACGCAGCGGTCAGTCAGGCAAGGGAATGATACTGAATGTAGATTACCCCTCTTGGTTAGGTGGCGGATTTATGGGTAAGGTAAGAGAGAATTGTGATGTTATTGTCGGTTTGATTGATTGCGGCTATGGCAAAGACGTAAAGGCAATAGTCAAGAGTGGCAGTTTCAAGTGGAAGCATCGCCTTTTGCGACTGTTAGGATTTAAGTTCTATCTTGCTTCCAGAGACCGCATTTGTCAAGGAGCCTTCACATACGTTCCAGGAATCAATCTGGTAGAAGGACCGGTCAATGGCACAAGAGAAGGATTAGGCTCAACAGATAAGGATAAATAATGCAATTTTAATGTTTTTCATTTTTTCCTGCCCATTTCTTGGGTAACCCGAGCGTGGGCAGGTTTTTAAAGCACAATCATGAGCAAAAAGAATATCAGACAGAATTATTTCAACAAAATCAGAAAAGTTACTGAGGACGTTGACAAGGCAGGAGAGCAAGGAAAGCATTTCCGCTGCATCCTCCTCATGGGTGATGCCAACACAAAGCAAGGCTTCTCCTTCATCCACGCATCAGATGCAGACCTGCAGCAGCTTCTCCTTCATGCCATGCGCCATAGCAATGCGTTCACCTACGCAGCTGCATGTGCTTTCGAGGCATACGATATGGAGTTGAGAGGAAAAGGTAAACAAGAACAAAATAAAGACAACGACAATGAAGCAGATTCAGTTCAAGAAGCTTAGACTTCTCAATTTTTGCGGCATTCGCAATGCTGAGTACGAGTTTAGTGATGAACTCACCATCATCAAGGGAAAGAACGGATTGGGCAAGAGTACTATCGCAAATGCCATCCTCTACACCCTCTTCGGCAAGGATATCAACGGCAATTCGCTCGACATCAAGACGTTCGACAAAGACCACAACATCATCAAGGAGATACCTCATGAGGTGGAGCTTACGGTTAGAATGCTCTACACAGGTACGGAACCAGCGTTTATGAGCGAAATCGTCTTGAAGCGCACGCTGACAGATTCGTGGAAGGGCGAAGAGTGCAGAAACACCTTCAAGTACTTCGTGAATGGCGAGATTTCCACCGCAAGCGATTTCAAGGACGTGGTGGATTCCATCTGTCCAGAAGACGTTTTCCGTCTCTGTTCGTCAACCCGAGATTTCGTTTGCCGACCTTGGCAGGAGCAGCGCAACAAGTTGCAGGCACTAGTCGGCAATATCACCACCGATGATATTGCGCAGGGCGACGAGAAGTTTGATTTCGTGGTCGAAGCCCTCAGAAAGCAGGACATTGATAAGTACGTTCATCACCTCAAGTACTCTCGCAAGGAAGTGCAGGATCAGCTTGATTCCGTACCTATCCGCTTGGAAGAGTTGAATAAGTCACTTCCCGAAGCGCAGGATTGGGAAGCCTTGACTACCGAGAAGGCTCAACTCAACGATAAACTTGTGTGGTATGCCAACAAGATTCAGGAGATTCGTACTGGCGGTGCCGACAAGGTGCGCCTTGATGCCATCCGCAAGCAGATAGATTTTGCCGAGAAGCGCAAGCGTAACATGGAGCAGGGCGCATTGAACCTTGCCACCGAGCTTGCAACCAAGCATCAGAGCGATGTTCTTACTACCAATGCAGCAGTAGCCAGTGCTCAGCTTCTTGTAGATGGTCTGAAGGCAGAAATGAAGGGTCTCAACGATACCAAGATTCATGCCGGAAAGCAGAAGGAGGAGTGCGAGAAGCAGGCAAACGAAATCAATCAGAAGACTGATGAAGCGAATGCCAGCACTTGGGAGTGGAATGCAGAGGATGGCATCTGCCCACATTGCGGTCAGCCGCTTCCTGCCGAAGACGTGGAGCGCATCAAGAAGGAATCTGAGCAGAACTTCAACAACCGCAAGGCTAATACATTGAAGAAGCTTGATGAAGACTTTGACAAGTTGCAGGAAACATACACCAACTTGAAGAAGATTCTCGAAGATGCCGACAAGGACATGCAGGACAACATGAACAACATGACGGCAGCGCAGAAGCAGTTGAAGGAAGCCGAGTTCAAGAAACTGGAGGTTGATGCCGACAAGCCGAAGACCTACGAGCAGATTCTTGCCGAGAAGGAAGAGTATCAGCAGGTAGTGAAGGAACTTGCCGACTTGCAGGCTGAACTCGACAAGCCATCCGAGACCAGTTCGGAAGAGACCGCCAAGATGCTCGCTGAACTCGAAAAGGAGCGTGAGCCTATCGGAATCCGATACAATGAGGTGCTCGAATTGCTTGGCAAAAAGGAAGCCTTCGACCGCATCACCGCTCGCATCGCAGAGATTAACGAGGATAAGTTGACCTATCAGACTCAGCTCGACGAACTCGATGAGCAGCTTGATATGGCAAGAGAGTACAACAAGAAGGCAGGTCAGCTTCTCGAAGACCGAGTAAACGAGCATTTCCGTTTCGTGCGTTGGTCTATGTTCAAGACCAATCTCAAAGGAGAACGTGAAGCCACATGCGAGTGCTATCACGATGGTGTGCCATACCGCCCACTCAATGCGGCTGCAAAGGTGAATGCAGGAATCGACATTGCCTACACCTTCGCCAAGTACAACGAGATTTCCGTTCCTATGCTGCTCGACGAGTGCGAGAGTGTGAACCACCCAATTTATCGTGGCGGTCAGCAGATCAGAATGGTAGTAACCACCGATGATGAGTTGAAGTTTGAATATCCATCCCCTACGGTTATGGAGTAAATGAAGTAGAATTTATCAAAAATATAAATCATGGCAGAAAATAATTTAATGTCGCTTAATCTATCTGCTGATATGATTAAGCCTATTATCGAGAAGACGATACAAGCTAATGTGCTTTCGGCTCTCAATGGTTGGGAAGGTGTTGTTGCCGATATGGTTAATGCTGTTCTCACGACCAAAGTTGACAAGAATGGTAATATTTCCGACTATAGTAGTGAAAACAGATATTCTTGGGTAGAAGCAAACCTCAATAGACGTGTTAAAGAACTCGTTGAAGACGAAGTGAAGAAGCAGATAGAAGAATCTGCAGAAGCTATCAGAGACGCTGTTAGAAAGCAAATTACATCAAAAGCAGGTTCTAATGCAATCGCCAAGGCAGTTGTTGATGGTTTTATTGGAACTTTTGAGAAAAGTTGGAACAGTAGAATTGACATTTCTTTCGCTAAGAATGAAGATTAAATTTAATAGCATAAAATCATGGCAGAAAATATTAAGTTGACGTTAGAGGTCGATAAAGACCTTGTAAAAGGTATGCTTGCAATGGGTGGAGGTCTGAAAGATAACACACCATCAAGCATTGTTAAAGAGTGGATTAACGAGCATGATAGCGTTGAGCTTCCTGCTAGTGTAATTAGCGATACTCCAGAATTGGGAGTGGCTATGGCAACGATTGTTCTTTTGGGTATTTCAAAAGAACTTAAAAAAGATAAGGAGAAGTAATCATGGCAGAAACAGCAGTAGCAACAAAGCAGCCATCGCAGAAAGCGTTGGCAGTAAAGAACTTCCAGGCGGTAATGAACAATAGTTATTACCAAAGCCTGCTGCAGAACACTTTGAAAGACAACAAAGGCGCATTCACCACCAGTTTGATGGAGTTGTTCACTTCCGACCCTCAGCTGATGCAGTGCAACCCTAATGCGCTCATGGGCGAGGCAGTAAAGGCAGCAGGATTGCGATTGCCTATCAACAAGCAGTTGGGGCAGGCATACATCGTGGTCTTCAAGAACAAAGATAAGGCAACCGGTCAGCTCGTCCCTACACCAACTCTTATCATCGGAACAAAGGGATATATCAATCTCGCCTTGCGCACCAACAAGTATATCAACATCAATAAGGGAACCGTCTATGAAGGCGAGTTCCAAGGTTTCGATAAGGTGACTGGTTCACTCGACATCAGCGGAGAGAAGCTTTCCGATGTACCAGTGGGATATTTCGCATATTTCAAGCAGAAGTCTGGCTTCGAGAAGATTATGTACATGACTATTGATGAGGTATGTAAGTTTGCCAAGACCTACGCTCCAACCGTCAAGTTCTCAAAGATTACTTGGCAGGAATTAAAAGAACTGGCTATCAAGCAATCCGTGGAAGGCGAAGGTGGAGGTCTAGGATGGTTTGCTGGTTTTCAGGATATGGCAGAAAAGACCGTCCTTCGTCAGCTTCTTTCCTCATGGGGTGAGCTTTCTGTTGATGCAGCGCAGGTTATCAATGCCGATGAGCGACCTTCTGCCATTCAGCAGCGTGACGAGGAGTTTGCCGAGGATAAGAAGGTTATCGTGGTTGATGCCGAGACTGGCGAGGTTAAGGAGCCAGCAGGAGCCAACACCCAAGCCGCAGCATCTACTGCAGCAGCCGCATCAGCATCATCACATCGTAAATTGAGCTAGTATGAAGCTAATCATTATCGGTTCTTCATCAAAAGGCAATTCGTATGCCCTTCAATCAGATTCGGGAGAAATCCTGCTGATTGAAGCAGGCATACCCTTAAGAGAGGTAAAGAGAGCTATCGGGTACAAGACGAGTAAGGTAGAGGCATGCTTGTGTTCTCATCGACATTCAGACCATGCCAAGTATATCAAGGAATATGACAAGGCTGGAATTGTAGTTTATTCCAACGCCAACGTATCGCAGCATTTTCCTAATTGTGTAAGAACTTTGGGTTGCGAGTGTACTCATTGTTTTGGTGAATTTAGTGCCACACCTTTTTTTGTAAAGCATGATGAGGATGCACCAAATTACGGCTATCTGATTCGTCATAAGGAAATCGGCACCATCTTCTTTGCCACGGATTGCTACAATCTGAATTTCGTTATCCAAGGTTGCAATACCTATCTTGCAGAGTGTAACTATTCGGATGAACTCCTAGACAAGGCAGTGGCAGAAGGCAAGACTCCAAGAAGTCAGGCTGATCGTGTTCGCTTATCCCACATGAGTCTCGAACATGCCGTTTCGTGGTTGCAGGATTGCAAGGCAGAGCATTCAGCCCACCAAATCATCCTCATTCATGGTTCCGCCCGTCACCTCAACCCGACCAAGGCAGTAAATAAATTCCAACAGGTCTTTGGCATACCAGTATATTATGCTCAGAAAGGACTTGAAATCAATCTAAAGTAATCAGATATGGGAGTATTCGCAAATTTGAAGGATTCGCCTACCTACATGGAGGCATTGAAGGAGATAGAAAATGCAAAGGAAGCAGGCTATAGCTTGGAGATTAAGAAGTTCCACCCCATCGCCACCAACCAGCAGAAAGCCTATCTCAACTTCATCATCACGTATCTATCCGGCAAGATAGGGCAGACGTTCTACCAGACTCTCAGCGAGATTCAGAAGAACGTAGCTCCCCACGTCTTCATGACCGGTGAATACGACAAGCACGGCTATCCCAAGTTCAAATCACTGGGCTTGCTCAATACCGCAGAGGCATCATCCGTAATCAGAAACATCATCGACTATGCACTAAGCATAGACATTATGCTTCCCGAGCAGAATGATGAACTGGCAATGAAGTATTGTCAGCGAGACATTGACTCAAACAAGGGGTGGGTGTAACAATAACTTAAAACAAAAAAGCTTATGAAAACATTAAAGGAAGTCATTGCCGAGGCTAACAAATATGCCCCCGACAACGAAGCCATGCGTGATGCGTTCGTGAATGGCGCAAGGTTCATGATAACTGGCAGGTACTACAAGGAGAAGCCGATGTTCCCGAAAGAGGACGAGGTGGAGACCGTGGACTTGCAGGTAACGGTACCACCGTTAGCAAGTGTCATTGCTCCGACCTTCCAAGACTTTTGGGATGCCTATGCCTACAAGAAAGGGCGCAAAAAAGCCGAAGAGAAGTGGAATAGGCTAAAGCCGAAAGAGAAGGTAGCCTGCATGAAGGCGGTTCCTGCCTATGTAGAGAACACCATGATTCCAGGTTCGGCATCCACTGGCACCAAGAAGCAATTCAGAATGCACCCCCTCACTTACCTCAATGGGGCAAGATGGGAAGATGAAATTTATCCAGTACAGAGTTATGAGCAACAACGAGCTATCGACCTCACCGCAAAGGCAGCAAGAATCCTTGGTTCCGATTATCAAGGATAAGCCCGGCTACGTCCGCCCAGCCTCTTTCTCTGAAGCCATCTGCAAGAGCAACACCACCTTGCTCACAATTCAGAAGCAGGGTGGGCTACGCTCACTAGTAGGATGGGTCAAGGGCAGACTGATAGAACTCTTCACCTTCCTCGGAGTCTTCGACATCGTTACCGAGTATCAGGTTCAGATGCTTGCAACAAGAATCTGTGTCAAGTACTACTATTGGACCACCACCGAACTCGACTACGCATTTATCTCTTTCATAGATGGAAAGTATGGCAAGCTATATCAGCATAAGCATGGAGAAAACAATACTACCATCAATCCGCAGGAACTGATGAGGGCATTCAGCGCATACGAGAAAAACCTGCTGAAAGAACGTGGAAGGATAGAGGACGAGCGCAAGAAGCAGGAAGAGGCAAGGAAGGCAGCTGAAGAAGCCAAGAACCCACATGGCATAGAAGCTTGGAAGATTTATTGCGAGAAGAACAATCTTGACCCATCCACTCATCGCATTCATACCGTAGATATGAGCAAGCATGATGTTAATCAGGTGCTCTACAAGGATGAAGAAGAGAGAAAGATGGCAGAAAAGAAGTTCTATCGCAAGGACCTACGCAAACAACAATAGAATAGTTAAACAGAAAGAACAAAGAAATGATGAATGTAATTCAATTTGACACGATGATCGCGTTGGCATTTTTGTGGATAGCAGCAATAGCTATCATAGTCTACGACCGCATCAAGTATCGCAAGTACTACGCATCCCAAGGCAAGATGATAGTGCTTCGCATGAACAATAACTATGTAAGAGGCATACTAGCCAACAAAGGCATCAACCTTTGCCAGTGTGCCTACTACAACACTAACAACTATCTCTACACCATTGATGGCGAAAGAGTATGCGGTTTCACCGAAGGCTGCACCCATCTGATAGCCGATGCCGTCAAGCATCATCAGCAAGTGATAGATTGCGGCATTAACATCAACCGCTTTGTGTATGAGATTCAGAAGCTGCAGAAAGAGTTTGGAGTGAAGGAGGGATAGGTATGATAGACGAAAGAAGAATAGAAGAAGCTGCAAACCTTCACAGATTTGAGCTTATAGCATCTATGCATGGTAGTACTCTTGGCACTCCAATGCAATGCTTTGAAGAAGTAGTTGATGCAGAAACTGACTTAATTGAAAATTCATTTATTACAGGTGCTAACTGGGCTATCAATGAGTTCTTGAAGGACTTGTGGCATCCTGCTAGCAAAAAACCTCTACTACAAAACGGAAAATGCTTAGTGGTATACAATAGTGGTAAAGTTGATATATTTAGTATATCTTTTGTTTATGAAATGCTTTCCAATTATGGCAAAGATGGTATGAGCTGGAAATACTGGGCTTATGTCTCAGATTTATTCCCAAAGGAAGGAGGTGAGAAAAATGAGAGAATTTAAAGTAGGCGAAAAAATCGTCCTTGAAGTACAAGAGGTAGAGCCATGGTCAAATCTTTGCGCAGGCTGTTTCTTTCTTAGTGAAGGTTGCCGCAGTATGTCCTTTAAACTACCTTGTACCAAAAGACTACGTTCTGACAACAAAGATATAATTTATAAAGAAGTTAAGGAGTAAAGCGTATGGCACAGAAATATATTGTTGGTGATATTGTTATGTATGAAAACAGAATACATACAATTATAGATACACTTAGACTAAATAATTATGAATTATCTTATGTAAGGCATCCTGTAAACCAAGCAGAATTGTCAGGATTTCCTCTTACGCACGAGATTCTAGAGAAGAATGGATGGAAACTTAGTCATGGATTCTACTGGTCTCCAAATGAAGAAGGTGCAGGAGTAGGCTTGTCAAGCCAAACTGGTTATGTTTGGGAAGCTTACATAGGAAGACATCTGTTGCGTAGTAACATCAATAATGTCTCTGATTTGCAGCATCTTCTCTTCGGTCTAGGACTTAACTCAGAAATGGAGGTGTAAGGTATGAGTATTGCAACACAAGTAAATTATCATTGTCCTTTCTATGGAAGAAAATGTTACCAATGTGGTTATTGGAATCGTAGAGGAAATGAATGTGAGATAATAACTCATCAAGACAGAAAGATTTAGTGTTTAACGCCTTCGGGCATAAATAAAAGTAATATGATACAGAACATAATAAAAAAGGTGCTATGTAAGTGGCTAAAGAAGAAGCTATATAATAGCAGTTTTCTATATACCACCAACGTAGCACGATTTAAATGGGTTTATGATTCACCTCTTCGCCAATGGAGAGATAGAATCTGGGTGGTCAAACAACACGATAAGACTATAGCAGGAATTGATTTCTTTGATAAAGTTTTGAAAGAATACCTTTATAAATAGTAGTAATATGAGATGGGAAGTAAAATATCGAAATAATGTATATGAAGAAATACATTATGCACATTATCCTTATATAGACCATAGAGGATGTGCTACAAACCCTTGGGAATTATGGCATAAAGATTTTGTTCCTGAAGGTCATGATGATTCTTTTTATGACTATCTAGGAGCAGAATTAATTGACTAACAATCCTCTCCTTGGAAACAGGGAGAGGATAAAAAAGATTAAAGAAACATGGATGCAGATAAAATAACATTGGGTAGCTATATTGCATATCTCAAAGGTATGTATAAACGATATGGCAATATAAGTATTGCGCAACTAAAGCATATAGAAAGAAACAGAAAGGAGGAGGATAAGCAATGAGTATATCAAACGCAAAATTGTACCTTCATGGTATGATTAATAATCTCGAAAACTGTATTGAGGAAGGTTCTGAGGTAACATATCAAGACCTTATGAATCAGTGCAAGAAAGTACTTAAAGAGTTGGAGGGCTAAACAATGAGCAAAGAAAAAGCTAAAAAATACATTAATAATTCCATTGAGATTTTGAACTCTATGAATTGGCTTATAAGTATTCAGAGAACTGATGCTATAATGCATTTAAACAAAGCACTTAAAGAATTGGAGGATGAATAATGGCTATATACAGAGTTGATTATTTCAAAACATCTAATTCAAAATATGTTATGGTTGAAGCAAACTCAAAAAGAGAAGCAATCAATAAGGCAATAGAAGAAAGCCATTGGCAAAAATATCCTGTAGATTTTTTTACCTTTAACTATACTGCTACTCTACAAGACCGCAAGCCTAAAAATGTTTCTCCAGTATGGGTATCTGTCAAGGATGAGTTACCACCAGTAGATAAAGAAGTTATTGTCCTTACTACAATCGGAAGAATTAGTTTTGGACATATAGTAGATAAAAAGATAGCCAAAGACTACAACGGATGGAATATCCCTGATGTAGAGTACTGGCTACCATTCGTTGACCCAAAAGATAAATGATTATGGATTTTATGAATTCAGAGCGTAAGGCACGTAAGCCACACAAATGTTATATGTGCGGTTGTACGATAGAAGCAGGAACTAAATATGTCAGGCAGTTTAATACTGAATATAGGTCTGCAATCTGTATGCACAAGGAATGTGAAGAACTCCTAAGTCACGAAGGTTTCTATAATGAAGATGATTATGGGACAGATGATGACTTCTTTCATAACGCCATCTTTGATTACGTTAATGAACATCATCTTTCTTCTGATGGTGAAGCATTTGATGATGGTTGGGATGGTGATAATTATCACTTGGTAAAAATGATTTTAAAAGAATTAGAAGATTAATAGTTATGCTAAAATGTAAGACTTGTATATACAGAAAAAAGGATATGAAGAAGTTCTTATTCTATTGTAAGAAAAAGCATATAAGAGTTGGAGAGCGAAGAAAGTCTTGTGAGTTGTATGAGCCTAAGTAAAAAGGCGGTAGTTGCAGCTACCGCCTACAAATAGAAGACTAGGACTAGTCCTCAACCCAGAAGGCAAGCATTCTGCCATTCTTAGGATAAATAACCTTTCCGTTTCTTACAACGTAAGGACGAAAGATTAAGTGTCTTCCGTTTGTTTTTGAATCATTTATCATAACCAAGAAACTATTAAGTTCGCTACCATAGGATAGCTGCAATACCGCAAAACCTCTACAAACTGCGGTACACGAAAAAGCCCCTATGCTGCAACAAAGGGGCTTTGTAAATCTGTTGCCATAACTGCTTTAAGTTGTTTTTGTGCAAGAGGTTTACCTTAATAGAGCTTGGTACTCTAAACGATTCGGTTGCAAAGGTAGTAATTTATATGATAATATAAACAATAACAACGTTAATGAATTTTAAATAGGGTCTAATTTAGACTACCCTAAAATAACATATAAATTTATAGTTAAGTATGGATAGAAAACAAGTTAATGAAATTTTGCCAATTTTGGTAGCTTTTGCCGAAGGAAAGGCAATAGAGAGTAGATGTATCAAAGGTGATAAGTCATTATGGTATGATGATGAAGACCCAAGCTTTGATAATGATTTTGAGTACCGCATTAAGCCAGAGTCAAAGTACCGCCCTTTTAAGGGCGCAGAAGAGTGCTGGCAAGGGATGAAAAATCACCAGCCATTTGGGTGGGTGAAGTGGAATGATGTGCAATATAATATATACGTAGTTTCTTCAACTTCTGTTTGCTTAATCAATGGAAGTTGTGAAAACATGGATTTTGCGTATGCTTATCAAAAACTGACCTTTGCCGATGGTACTCCATTCGGTGTAAAAGTGGAGGAACAGTTATGACAGAACAAGAATGGGGAAAAGTTCATCTTGGAAGTATAGTCGAGTACAATACAATTAATTGGGTAAGATTACTTTTTGGAGGTCTTATTTATGGCGGTTATCATAATTTCCATAGAACAGAAGTCCTAGGAATACGTGCCGACAAAAAGATATATTGCAAGTTAGATGGCAAGAAAAAGCCAAGATGGTACAATATTGACGGATTCAAGTTAATTGAGGAGTAATAGTTATGGCAAAAGAATTTAAAATAGCCATTGACCCAAAGGTTAAGAAACTTATGGAAGAATATGGGCACGTATTTGACAACAATAATTGTTACAAGCCAAAGCGTCAACTTATGGCTACTGATATTATCAGAGAACTCAAAAAGTTAATAGAAGAGAATGGTGATAAACCAGTTTTCGTATCTACGGGATTTGAATATTGTGACGCTTATAAAGTTTCAACCTATAGCGATGGAAGTATTTGTATTGGAACATAATCACAGAACTTAAATAAATATAGTTATGTTTGGATTTTATGTTATACTTGCCCTAGCTATTCTGTATGTAGCTTTTATGGGTGGAGTTATCGGTTATTTAATTGGTAAATATTGGAAGAGATAAATATGAGCATGCAAATATGTAAGGAAGCCTATCAAAAATTGATAGACGGAGATATAGAATGGCTTCTTAGACAGCCTAGAGACCTCGAAAGAGACCATATAGAGGCAGTGCTAAGAAAGAGTGTTGAACTTTTATACGGAAAGGAGAAATAGATATGGAAGTATTAAAAGACATAAGTCAGTTAACAAAAGGTTGTGGAGTGACATTTATTAAAAATGATAATTTCCACTTCTACGAGTACCTTATGGTACACCCTAATTGTGAAACCTATTATCTTTTTATAGATAATTGGACACAAAACGTTGTACGAATACACGTCAGCGAACTCTTAAATGGAGATTACTATATAGGTAAATTTGATACTGTTTTCGTTAATAGAAAGATGATAGAATTTTATAAACGTATGATTCAGTGTCACGAGAATAGAATTAAAGAGAAGAGAACTTAAAGGAATTCATAGGAGAATAGTTATGGTAGATGTAAGTAATCAGCACTGGAACGAAGATGGAAGCATTACTATTATATTGAATAGTATAGAAGAAGTCGAAGAGTTCGTTGGGTGTATAAATATATGGAATAATAGAATGTATGAAGAATAAGATTTTAAACTTAGCCAAGTCAGCCGTTTGGTTTGTCTTGTGTTTATTTGTAGGTGCATTGATATTTGAGGGCATTCGCTCGTTGGCTAATAGCAATGCACCTGCAAAGAAGATTGGTACGTCAGTATTCACAGAAGAAGGACATGATTATCTGATTGTGGACACGAAACACGGAGTTTGTGTTATCCATGCTGAGAGTTGTCCTTGTCGTAAAAAGAAATAATTATGTATAAAACAGATTTATATTCAGCATTACTCTTCCTGATGTTAAGACTAGAAGAGGCAAAGGGTAACCCGATGCTCGACAAGAACTTTGTTTCTGCATTGACGGAAGTGCTCAGATATTTCCGTGATAACGGGGAGTTGAAGAAAGCCTATGAAATCAAAAAGGATTCATTGGCAAACATGGCTAATAGCCCTTGGCTGAAACTGGTAATGGGTATGCTTACCTCAAAAATGCAAGCAGACAAGGTAGATGCAGAACTTCCAGATGTTGATGCTCTGATAAAGGAAAGTACATCTGATGAGTACATCGAAAAGAAAATCAAAGATGTTCTTGGCGATGATGTGGCAGTACAAACAAATAATTAATTAAACATGGAATTAAATTGTGAAACAACAACTTTGAGTTTTAGCAAGGGTATGACTAACATACCAAGTGACATGATTTCGGAAGACGGAGAGTTGATGGAATCAGTAGGATTCGTTTACCGCAATGGCGAAATGGTACCTATCCAGAAGCCAGTCTGCATCACTGGCGACAATCCTGTAGAAGGAAAGCTAGTGTATTGCCACAAGCAGGCTGATTACAGAAACCTCGTAACCTACATCGAGGATGAGGAGAACGGAAGCTACACTTTGAAGCTATATCCTGGCTTCAAGAGCGGTAACGTAGCAGATAGATTGGTTCAGACCGTTGAACTCGGAGCCAAGCTTCTCGATGTTAAGAGTATCGGTAACACGCTGGTATGCGCAACCGATAAGGGATTGCACTATATTCTTTGTAAGGGCAAATCTTACAAGGACTTGGGAACTGAACTACCAATCCCAAAAGTAGAGTTTTACACCGACGGAACGGTTGATAACTGGCAGAAGGATCAGGATGATTTGAAGAAAGATTCGTTCATGTGCAACATCAAGAGCTTTGTTGACGAGAATAATCGTTATGCCTATTATGAGCCATTTACCAGAGATGACGTTGAAGCTTACGAGCTGCACAGTACAGGACTTGGCGCTGATCCGGATTATTATATTACAGAGTTGTATACTACCCATACTGTAAAACAGGACAAAGAGACCGATTTCAAAAATGCTATTGTCGGTCATGTTGAGCAGATGATTAACTGGGTGAAAGACAAGAACAAATTCGCCTTTCCGTTCTTTGTGAGATTCGCTTTGAAGATGTTTGACGGAAGCTACACTCGCATTTCCAATCCTATCATCTGCTACCCTTCAATCATCCGCAACTGCAAGTTCGTTCAGATGTACAAGGGGGATAAGAGCTACTACAAGGAAGAAGATAGCCCAAATGGTAGCGGTATGTATATGTATCACATCGCATATAGTGGACTTTTCTTCAAGGCATCCATCGAAAACAAGGAAAACTGGTCGGATATTATAAAGGAAATTGTGATTTTCGCAACAGACGATGTTAAGTCTTTCGAGTTGAATGGAGATTGGAAGTTCAAGGACCCTATGGATGTTAACAAGACCATATTCTACAACGGAGGTGGAACTTACCATGAAAACGTGGTAGATTTCAGACATTACAATTACAGAGGTGATGGCTATCATCCTCTTGCATCAGAATGGATTATGCCTGTATTCAAGACTGAGGATAAGATGATAAAGGAACTGCTTGAAAAGACCCAGTTCTACAAGTTGTTCTCCTTGGATATGAACTCCAAATATCTTGATGGCGAGTGGCACGATTCGTCAGTGAAAAACGAATCAGCATCAGACGTTAACATTATTGAGGATGGAACAGTCTCAAATCTAACCGAACAGGAGCAGCTAAAAGTGGATGATTACTATGGGTGGACTAGACTGGTGGCAGATAAGTTGTTCACATACAATAATAGAATTAACACCATCGGCGTGAAGCGTTATCCTTTCAATGGATTCAACTTCTTTACGGAGAATAAGACTCCTGGGGATTTCAGTTATGAGTACTACGTGCATATCGTGAATAGAAACATGGACACATGGGTGAAGTCTGAACCAAACAATAATGCTGACCCTATTTTCTTCACTGGATGGCTATATTACCCAGATGTAAATGCCAAGGAAATGATTATTCGTAGAGTTGGCGATTCGTTGGGCTGGAGAGTGCCTTTGAATCAGCATAAAATGCTAAATGGTGCTTATAGCTTTGTGAATCTGCCACATACAGACAAGAATGTTTCTATCTCAAATATAGAGGTTCCAGTCGTTGCTACAGATGGGTATGAAGATTTGAACTCGCAGATATTCACGTCTGTTGTCAACAACCCATTCGCTTTCGAGGCATCTGGCGATAACACCGTGGGCACAGGCAAGATTTATGGCATCGTTTCAAATACTGAAGCCGTAAGTACAGGACAGTTCGGTCAATACCCACTGCTCGTTTTCACAAGCGAAGGCATCTATGGCATGAGCGTCAACGCCGAAGGCTTGTACTCTGCTTCTTATCCTATCTCTAGAGAGGTATGCAACATGAACTCACCATTTGTCCCTACTGGGAATATGGTGTTCTTCACTGGCATGAAAGGCTTGATGGCAACATCTGGAGGCAGCGTTGCTTTTATGAGCAACAAAATGAGCGGCTACCAGCCAAGCGAGTTGAGAACTCTTGATGATGGAGCGTTTAGCATCTTTCTCGAAGATTGTATGATTGCCTACGATTATAATCAGTCGTTGCTTCGCATCTATGCAAAGGGAAAGTCGTACCAGTACATATACAATACGGTTGACCAGACTTTTGCAATGGACAATAGCGGAATGGAGGCACAGGCTATAGTGAACGATTATCCGGACAACCTGATTCAGGACACAGAGGGAAACGTCTATTCTCTGACCGACAAGCCGGTTCCATTGAAAGATGAGAATCTTTACAGCGGTTATCTCATCACAAGACCATTGAAGTTCACTGGCTCAAAGATATTGAAGAGTCTCAGACAGATTAGTCACCTCAAAAAGTCGGCAGATGGCAAGCTTAGTCTGGAGGTATGGGCTAGCAACAATGCCGTTAACTGGTGCAAGCTGGAGAGTGTCGGTGGCAAGCCGTGGGCTTATTTCACGTTCAAGTACAACTTGTCAGACTTCAAGGCTTCTGATGCCTTTACAGGCTCCTTGGTAAGAGTGCAAAACAGAAGATCACTCATGCACGATATGGAATTTTAATGATTTCAAGGCTTTATAATCTAATAAGGTGGGGTGAATACATCATTCCACCTTATTTTGTTTCCGTCTAAACTATGAAGAAAAATGCACTTTGGTGATACAACCTATTGATATTTTCCCTACTTTTGCACTCAAAATAACGCTTTAACAATTTTATTTATGAAGAAATTATTATTCATTTTAGTGGCTATTGTGTCACTATGCGCATGCAGTAGCGACGATGAGAGCCGAAGTAGTTCAACAAATCAAATCCTTTATAACGGAAAGGCTTATCGTATTGATAGTGTAACTTTGGGATATGGAAGGAAGATATGTATGTATAGTGGTTATTATCATCTAGTAGTACAAGACTACCAAAGTCGTTTTAGTACAGAAAAGAATTGTTTCGTTCAGAATTTAGGTAGTTCTTTTTTCGATGATACAACAAATAGCAGATTATGCGACGAGTGGTCGGGCGTAGGAAACAATTATCACTTCACGCATGATGATGGAACCGAGAGCTGGGGTGTAGTAATGGGTGAATCGTCGTACGTAGATATTCAAAAGATAGGTAATCAATATTCAATATCTATCTTATTGACTGATAACGAAAATTCAAAACGACATACATTGAAAGCAACTTATTTAGGTCCGCTAAAAGTGGTGAAGTAGTTTATAAGCCGAAGGCGGCTACTCTCTACGAGTCGCCGCCTTCTTGGAAAGATATTCAATTATATAGCCAATGGAAAATGCGTATAGATGAAGCAAGCCGTTAACGTTGCTCAGCAGCATCGTGAATAATATGAACGGCATCGCTTTCTTGATCGCCTCCTTCCATCGCCCCGTCCTTCCCCAAAGGATTCCGAACTGGGCGAAGAGAAAACCAGACAAGCCCATCGTCGGCTCGCTGACGTACATAGGCAGGAAACTGGCAGCCACGGCTACCATGAAAGCCTTTACAGGTGTGAGTCTGTTCTTAATCTGCCAGAGAACCAGAAGGTTCACGGCAAGATGAAACACGTTGACATGGAAGAAACTGTAGATGATATGGTTCTCCAAGGGAAGTGCCGGACTGAAACCCACATGCCATGGCAACAGAATGATGCAGAGGATGGAGATTGCAGCCTTCAATCCAAAGTCTGGCTTACTTGTTATCTCTGAAATCCTTACCATAACGCTTGCATTTATTGAAAATATACTGCACAGATACCGGTGAAAGAAAGAACTCTGGAGCAGGCTCGCTGACCAGAAACTGGCAGATGAAATGAAGCGACTGCCCGATGAACTCCTTCCGCTGAGATACCTTCTTTAGCTTCTCGAAAAGAGAATAGTACATTCGCCTTCTCGGTTCCGTCATGGCATCCACCACCGAGAAATCGCCTACCACCATTCTTCTAAGCCGCTCGAACGCCTGCTTCGGACTGACGTAGTATCTCGGGGCAGGATGAGAGGCTACCTTGATGTATGCCTCCTGCTGCGAGTGGCAGGTAAGGGCTATCTCTCCGTAAACCTTCATGATGTCCTCCCTCTGCCTTGCAGTTAAGCTAAAGTTCGTCTTTGTCATACGCACACCTGTTTAATGTTTATGTTGTTGAAATACAGGTGCAAAGGTACTACTTATCTAGAAAATACCCAAATTAACAACATATTTTAAGATTTTGCACATTTTTCATTGTTTTGTGCGAGATTTTTCTTAACTTTGCAGCGATTTATAAGATTTAGCATACTATTTCTAAGAAACAGCAACTAAATTCAGGTGTTTAACATAAAATTTTATTTGTATGAAACAAAAAGAAGACGATGCTCTCTCAGACGAGGAGCGACAAATGGTTTTAAACGGCTTGGTAAGCCGCAAGATTTGGAATTTCTACGAACTACTTGCGAAGTGGGCACCGATACCACTGATGTTGTGGCATTGGTATGGCGTATGGGACTATGGGCATTACCCTAGACCAGCAATACTTGATACAGACAACAACGGAGGCTGTATCATCTGGATTTACTTTCTGGCATATATCTATATGCCTCTCTGCATGATTCCTGTGAGTTTCTTCTTTAAGTACTGCTGGATATTCCGCATTCCATTCTTCTATTTCATTGGCATCAATGCCATCAGACTGTATTATCAGCACTGGCTCATCACTCCAGACCAACTGGAGACGCACCATGTATTTATTATTTTTACATTAATATTATATGCCTATGGATTTATCAAAATCGCTTTTACACGTGGCAGATGTTGCTTACCGCATGCTGCGAAATGACGAGTGTGGCTTCTCGGAAGAAGAGGAGCAGATTGTACAGAGAAACATCATCTACTGGATGGAGAGAAGACACCACTTCGATGAGAAGCTGGGCAGAGCTTGCATAGCCAACATCTACTACTTCAAGGATGATGTTACCAAGGAGTATGCGCCTTTCTTCGGTTACGAGGAAATGAAGGAAGAGTACAAGAGGCAGGCATTGATGATCCCCGACTACACGATGTGGGACTTTGCCGTGACCATGAATAAGATGTACGCCGAGAACATTGATATACTTGGCAAGTGGTCCCGAAGTAAGGAAACATTGAAGAAAAGGGTATCAGAACTGGCGGTTAGCTTCCTCTGTGACGAGTCAACGAACCATCCCACCGATAAAATTTGGTGGTATATGAACAGTTAGATGGAAACACGGAAGAACGTTTTGAAAAAGCCCCTATCTTTGTAGCCATTAATCAATATTAATGGTATATGACAGAAATTATTCATACATTTTTACAAGAGCACCTGTACAGATCGGCATTGGTTATTGCCATCTGCATGGGTGCTCTTATTGTTTCTATGGGCGTGGACCTATTCTTCGGAATCAAAAAAGCGAAGGAGAACGGACTGGCTACGACAAGTACAGGATTCAAGAAGACCTGCGACAAGGCAAGGAAATACTTCTCTCCCTTCATGGTAACGGTCTGCATAGACCTGATAGCCTGTCCGATTCTCCCATTCCCTGTCTTCTCTATGATATGGACAGGATATTGCGTGTTCTGTGAATTTATAAGCGTAAGGGAAAAGAGTTGGCAGAAGGCTGAAATCCGAAAACAGGAGAAGACGGTAAGTATTCTGCTTGAGAATAAAGAAGATTTGGCTAGGGCTTTTGCTGAGATTATGAAGGAACAGGAAAAAGAGAAGGAGGGCAAGGCATGAAGGTAACAAGAAAACAGATGCTGGAGATTCTGCCAGATGCAGGAAGGGTAGACAGATACCTGCATTACATCAATGCCTGGGCTGATACCTTCGAGATTAATACTCCTTTAAGAATGTGCCACTTCTTAGCTCAGGTGCTTCACGAAACCGCTGGCTTCAAGTTTATGAAGGAGCAGGGAAAGGTAAGCTATTTCTCCAAATACGACAAGGGCAGTTTGGCTAAAATGCTCGGAAACACCAAGAAGGGCGACGGATGGAAATATCGGGGTCGTGGTTTCCTCATGCTTACCGGTAGACACAATTACCAGAGCTACCAAAATTCAGAGTATAGCAAGGGCGACATCATGGAGAAGCCAGAACTGCTGGAAGGGCAGAATGGTTCCGTGAAAAGCGGCATGTGGTGGTGGTTCACCCATGGGCTGAATGAACTCGCTGACAAGGATGATATTGTAAAAATCACCAAGAAAGTCAATGGCGGCTTGAACGGCATTGATGATAGAAAGAACTGGTTTGGAATATGTAAAAAGGTATTATTATGAAATGGTATAATAAAGAGGCTTGGATAAGCACGATTCTGACGATCATCGTCGGTTTTCTGATTGTTCTTCTTTTGGGCGGTTGCAAGACAAAGGAGTATATCAAGGTTCCCGAATATCATACGGAGTATGTGGTTCGGAAAGATACTATCGCCAAGACGGATAGCGTATATGTGAAGGATTCCGTGTATGTGATGCAGAAGGGCGATACGGTGGTGATAAGCAAGATTGCCTATCGTGACCGATACAGAAACATATATAAGGTGAAGCTTGATACCATATTCAAGCATGATTCTGTTGAGATTCCTGTGCCATGCGAGCGGACGCTTACGAAAGGCGAGCAGCGGCTTATGACATTGGGAAGATGCTACATCGCCTTTCTCTTCATGGTGGTGGTCTGCGGAATCGGTTTCACCCTTTGGTACCACAATAAAAAGTGCTAGCGTATGGGAAAGATTAGCGAAGAACTACAGATGATTGACTCCCTCTTGATGGAGTTCCATGAGCGCATTCAGTCGGGGCGGTGCCTTACAAACAAGCAACAGAACTCGATGATGTTGAAGTTCCTTCACCAAATCGCCAACAAGGATGAGCCTATCAATAAGACGGCTGCATGCGAGTACGTACAGGTTTCAAGGGCTACATTTGATAGACTGGTGAAGGCTGGCAAACTCCCGAAAGGAAAGAAGCGAAAGGGTAGTACTGAACTGGTCTGGTACGAAAAAGATTTAGATGAATACATTGATAAGTTGATATAAGTTTACTGTTTAATTGTTAGTTATAGTAGGTTTTAGTTAGTTGTTCTATGTAATTTAAAATCCCCACTCGGTTGTGAAACTGGGTGGGGATTGCTTTTATATCTTAGCCACGGAATGCACACCGTCGCCTCCGCTATCTCTTCTTTCCTTCTGTTTCCACTTAGGCTTCTCCATGTCGTTGGCACTCACCCAAAGACCAATCGCCGTACTCATAAGCACATCATCATGGTTTCCGTTACCCACGATATTACCAAGACTGCCATCATCATGACGCTCGTAGATTCTCAGCTCATGATACATTTCCTTGTCTGGCTCATCCCAGAGCATATCATCCACAAACTGCTCCAGATTGTCAATCACCCAACCCTTAGTCAGCTTGTTAGTCTGGAATCCGTATTTGGCAAGCACATCATCGCTCACGTCTTCCGGACTTGTGGTGCGCTGATACAGGTTCTCATAGTAATCAGCAATCTCATTCAAGATACTTCCGAAGTGGTCGCCTTCCGTGTTGTTGTTCTTCTCTCGGTCGGCGGTATTACTCTCTATCACCAGCAGGGCATCATCATAGTAATGCGCCAATGCCGCTGCCATCCATGCCAGCTTATCGTGGCGCACATGCCCACGCCATCTAGCCACCACTCTCGGTTTGCCCTTGATGGTAGGAATCATACCGAATCTGTCTATCACGGTCATGACGGTATAGTCAGATGTGGTACTCTTACCACCAATATCTACACTCACCAAGTATCTATTCTCAACCTGCAGAACATTCGGAACCGCCCAAATCTTCAAGTCACCATCGCCATCTGTTCTGATACTAATCTTCGATTTACTGATGGTTCCCTCGTTCTTGTTTCCGTCAATGATGATGTCAGCCGTATAGAGTGGGTCGCACTTGTATTTCTTCTGCAAATCATCAATGCTATACGGATTGAACACCAGATTACCAGAGTTTCTGAAAGCATCCTCCTCATCCACTGGTGCCTCGGTAGCACAGAAGGAATGCGTGGTAAACTTGTTTCTAAAGTTTCTGTACCACTCGATAGCCTGAAAGCAGGCTCCCTTTTCCCACATGCGCCAAAAGAACTTACCAGTCTCTCGGTAGCCCTTCGGGTTGGTACTCTTGTCTCTGTTCTCCAGCAGCCATCTGGCAAAGGCACGCTCATTCTTCACCTCCTCCATGTCATGCTCAATAAAGAAACAAGGAATAAAGAGGAAGGCGTAAGCATCGTTGTTCTTCGGGTCCATTGCCAACTGGCACTTGTCATAGAAGAATCCAGAGTTACCCTTACCTGTACTCTCGAATACCTCCAAGTTGTCTTCCTGATTTCTGATACCACCCGAAATAGACGAAATCACACCCTCTGGATCATGCTCAGGGGTCTTCTTCCAGTATGCCACCTCAGAATAGTGGGCACAGTGGAAGTTGCTACCACGCACGGAATCGAAGTTCTCGAAAGAAGCCACGGTCAGCGTACTTCTTCTGATAGCCCTCATGCCGTCAGTAACCTGGAAATCATCGGGCGAGTTCTCGTAAGGCGAGAATTGCAGTTTGGCACCGGGGCATCCGATGGTCCAGCCCGGCTGATGTTCCAAGGCTTTTCGGTACATCGCCTTGATTTTCTTTGCCGTGTTCTTCTGCTGCGCAAGCACAATGGCATTCCAGCCATCCCTGCGGAAATCCTGTAACCATTTGATGTAAAGCTGGGTCAGGGTAGAGCCTCCCCACTGGCGGGCTTTCAAGATAACAACACGTATCGCCTTCTTGTTGGTTCGCAAATCCTCGAATATCCTCAGAAGCAATCGCTGCGGATAGTTCAACTTAAACGGAATCATGTTACCAGTCACCTTATCCTCAATCTTGTCTGTAGCATAAAGGGCAAACTCTGGGTCTTCCGTAAATCTCACCTTCATAATCTCAAAGGTAAGCACCATAATCAGCTGCTTGGTGTAGTAGCTCTTCTCGTTATACTCCTTTCTCCATACACGGATAATGTACTCCTTCAGGCTACCTAGCTGTTTAAGCCCCCTATATAATAAGGTACGCATACATTCCTTGGGAACCCACATCTTCGGAATCATGAAATCGGGCAGTTCCAGCAGTTCCCTATGCTCGAAATCATAGCAGTTTTCGCCTGTCCATGGGTCGTATGGTCCATAAATATCATCATATCGCCGCCTGTTCTCGGCTACGAGTTCATCTATATCTATTTCTCTAACTTGTGCCATCGCCTAACTCTTTAATCTCCTCAAAATCCGCATCCATAATCTGTGGCATCGTGGTAACGTCCAAGGCGTTGTTGTCCGTCTTGGTTCTTCCCATGGCTGCCAACTGCTTGAAGTCTTCGTCAAGTCCGTGGGTCACGCTCATCTCGCTCTGCTTAGGTATCATGTGCTTGGTAAGTTGGGCATAGATGGTAACGTATGTTTTTGGATCGTATTCCGCCAACTGGTTCATACACTCCTCAAACTTCTCCTGATTCCTTGCAAGAAAGTCACGAATGTATTCTTTCTGTGCGCTCTTGCTCACTGGCAGAATCTTCTTCGCCTTCTCTCGCTTGTCGTGCATAATCTCCGATACGGTCTTGATATTGTCAAATTCTCCCATAATTCAGCCTCCTTATCCAAATGGTTTGGGCGAACGAATCAGGCTCCCAGGCTTGGTTGCGTTCGCTGCATCAATAATCTCCAGCTCCTCGTCCTCCAGCTGCTGCGCCTTATCCACGGTCAGTTGGTCCTTGCTCGTCAAGGTAATCTTAAAGTACTCATAGAGTGCCCCAGTCGATATGTAGCTGTGGATAGCCTGCACCAGTCCTTCATATCGGGCATCATCCCAACTGTCGGGCATTCTCAGCCATATTTCCTTCTCTTCCCATTCTTTTAAGGCGTTGTCTCTTACCACGCACCTTGGTTTCATCACGTAGGCAGACAGGGTTCCTTCCACCTTTTTCAGATAATTGTCGAACCATCTATAGAACAGCGGTCGCTCCTGATCGTTCTCGCTGGTCGGGATGATTTCCTCCTGATTGGTCTGGTTGCCTCGTCTTGCCCTGCCAAGCATGTTGGTGGTTGAATCAATGTCGTACCAAAGCTGGTTGGCATAGATGAAGATGTGCTTATTCACAAAGTAGGTGGCTGGTCGTGGCGGACGGGGCAGGAAAGGATTTGGCTCTGGCTTCCATCCTCTCTCACGGAGAATATACGTAGGGTGTAATGCGTTGAACTCCATCTTACACCTCCTTTGCTACGGTTACTTCCACCTCCGCCTTCAAATCATCGCTATGCCGTGAAAAGAGGGTGACAATAGCCACGCCTGTATTCACTGGGTTCAGCGAGAAGGTATAAGGCTCTGGGCTGCGGTGAATCTCCAATACGCTCGGATCGTCGCTCCGTGCCTCAATATCATCAATGGCTCCGTTGTCGATGGAGTAGGAAAGGGTCTCCTCCTTATTCTCCAGCGCAATGGTAACCGCTCCGTCTTCCTCGCTACCATCTACCTTAGCCGTCAGATGTTTGGTATAAGGGATGGTTGGCAAGGTGGGACCACTCAATACAAAGCATCTTCTGATGCTCTTCTCATCAACGGCGAGTGATGCCTGATAGATTTCTGCCTGCTTCAAGTTGGTGGTCTTCGTCCACCACTGGAAAATCATGTAGTCTTCCACATACTTTGCCACCAGTCGGGCGAGCGTATCGGTCAGGGTTCCGTTGCATCTGCGAGAGGCATTCAGTACGAACTCCACAATATCATCATCTTTGTCGTTGTAATAGATGATGTTGTCGCCCACGCTCTGAGCCGTAGGCACAAGATACTCGGCAAGAAGGGTCTTCACCATTTCCAATGCCGTCTGGAAATCATGGGTCAGCAGGTTCTCATGCACCTCATCGTCGCCTGCCGCCTCGTTGAAGCCTACCTTTACGGCGTTCTCATCGGCTGCACTGTCTACCTTAGCCTTCAGGTAGGTTGTTGACTTAACAGCCTCAATCACTACCGATTTGATAATCTGGAATTTTATAATCATAGCTTATTCTTGTTTAATGGTTTCTAACTGTGGTTCATGTTCTACCGAACCAGTCATGTCCTTCAATGTCTTCGGGGTATGCGAAGGTGGAGTCTTGTCAAACACCAGTTTGATGGCTGCCTTCATGTGCATGCTCATTTCGTCTGAGTACACCTTTGCCTGCTCCGTACTGCTCAATGTCAGGATCATGTAGGTGGTATAGGCGTTCACATATCCCCTAAAGCAACTCTCAAAGGCTTTCTTATGACCGTCGTTCAGTCGGGTAACGTTAAAGGTAACTGACACTGGCAAAGAATCATCAATGTATGTCTTCACGATAGGGGCTACCTCACCTGCAAAGCTATGCGCCGCCGCAACAATGTATCGGTTCAGCACCGTCTTCTCAGCGTTTGATAAGGTCGTGCTTCCAAACAGAGAGTTTCCTGCCTTGTCGTTCTGTCTCTTGGCAATAGCCGAAACCTGCTTCATCACGTCGCCTTCCACTGAGGCAAGACTGATTGTAATTAATTTTGTTTCTTCCATAATTTATGCTGATTGATAATAATTATTATTCAAACTCATAGCCTGTGCCACGGCATTCTGGTCGGCTCCCTGTACGATTCCGTTCTCTACCATTCCGCCACCCTGCTGCTGAGCAATCGCCTGTTGCTGCTGATACATCTGTTCAAGCTGCTCCTGCTGCTGTTGAACGCTGGCAAGAAGCTTGTCGGCGTATGGCTTGTTTACATTCTGCAGATACTGAATCAGGTTGATGGCTCCCATGCCGAGCAACTCCTTCAAATCGTCATTCTGAATGGTGTTGTATGCCGCCGTAGCTGCTGCATTCTTGATACTGATCTTGAAGTGAATGTCTCTTGCAGAAAGGCGGTCGTAACTGTAGTTGGTCAAACCGTCCTTGTTGAATATCTTTCTGCCGTCCTCGTAATACTGCTGAATGATGGAACACTTCTTCATAGCCAGCTTCTCCGTGAATATCTCCATGTCCGATAAGATGGTATATAAAGATGTAGTAGCATTCTGGCTCTCCTGTGCGTATCTTGCCGCCGAAGTTCCTGCCGAAGGAGTCTTGCCCTGCAAGGCACCGCTCACGTTGGTAACCTCCCGAATCAGATTCAGCTCTATCTGCAAGAGTTCGTTGGTTCCTATGTTCACCGCATTCGATGTGATAACCTCTGGCTTCACGTTCGGCATAGTGCGCTTAGGCGTATAGAAAATCCATCCGTCGTATTCGATGGCTTCCTCCATGAACTCCCTTGGACTCTTGCCGCCCAATACCGTGGTTGGAATCATCTTGAATCCCTTGAAACTGCTTCTGATACTCATGTCGTTCATCACAATCAGACGGTTGATGTACCTCTGCTGGTCTATCACGTTCGTCATAAACGGATGAATCTCTCCGTTGATGTACGGATAGAGTTTCACGGTGAAAGGGTGACTCTTGAAATCGTAGGGTGATTCTCCACGGCACAGAACGGTTCCGTCGGGAGCCATAAAGGTGTAGTACCAGTATTTATCAGAAAGGTCTTCCGATGTAATATAGGCACGGTCTTCTTCCGGCACACCGTATTCGTCATACTGCTTCTTTCGTTTCTCGTTTTCCTGAATCAGCTTGTTTATCATTGCGGTGTCTTCCAAATCCACACGGAACCAAGCGTTGTTCATGTTCTTGGCAATAGGGTCAAAGCATTGCAGTCTCGGTTTGGTCTCCGTGGTCCAAACCTCAATCACTCTATGATAGTGCTTACCCTTGTTGGTGAAATCGAAGCTCAGGTTGTTCAAATCCTTCTCCTCGTTAAACTCGTAGCCATAACCGCCATCGTCCATTTCATCGTTGATGCCGAATATCGCATTCAGGTCGGTAACACTCAGTCCGTATTCCCTTCGGGCAAACTTCTGGTACAAATCTTCCCTGCTCACATCATGCAGACAGCCTATCAGACAGATGTCGTTGTGGCGTGGGTCGCTTCCGCACTCAAAAAACATGTGGTCGGGTTCCATCATATCCGTCCATGCATCGGGCATTTCCAGTTCCCTGTCTTCCCAACTCTCTCTGGCGTACATCTGTCCGCCTTGCAGATAGTCCTTGATAAAGTGGTTCAGCAAATCCTGCATGCCGGTAGTCTGCCAGTTGCATTGCATCGTGGCACTCATCATGTCGCTCAGTTGTCGGGAGTCATTATCTCTTGCAAAGCAAACTGGTTCCGTGCCCTGCTTGGCATAGAGACCAGTGATAGACTCCAAGATGCTTACCATGATGTTGTTGCTCATCGGGGTCTGGTTGCGCTTCTCCATATAGGTTCGCTCGCTCATCTCCTCCCAGTAGCCATGATGATACACCCTGATGGTGTCGCTCCATTGGTCGCCTGTACAATAGCGCATGGTTCTCGCCCTCGTCTCACGCACTCCGCTCAGGTTGTTCCAGGCGTTCCTGCATCGGGTCTGCAATTCCAAGTCCATTCCGTGCGCCTGCCGTCTCTTTCGAGCCTTCACCGAGTCATACTTGCTATGGTTGGGCATCACCTTGCTAAGTGTTAATATTCTCGCTTTTGCCATATATTCTTACACATTATTATATTATAGGCGCAAAAATACCCTTAAATCCCTTTTTCTTTGCCGTGTTTCCATGCGTTTGTTCATTGTGATGGAAACACGGAAATATTTTTCCGATTATTTTGCATCTTTGCCGAAAAGTTTTTAAAAGTTACAATATGACAAAAGAAGAATTAGAACAGATGAATGCAGAAGGTGGTGGCGAGCAGCAGGCTCCACCAACGGAATCTGCCGAGGCGGAAGCTCCAGTAGAAGACCGCCCGAATCGCAAGGCTTTCTCTGACCGATTCAAAAAACGTCATGCCGACATCGACTTCGAGGATAAGGAATCCCGATATGCGGCACTCAGCGACGATGCTGACAGACTTGGCGAATACGAGGAAAACGGAAAGGCGTTGTCTAAGGTGTTCGATAACCACAAATGGCTAGCTGCTCTGGCGATGGACATGGAGAAGAATCCGGAAGATAACCCATTCGATGCCATGGCTCGCTTGGGTATTGACATTCGTGCCTTGCTCGACGATCCAGAAGGCGGCAAGAAGCTCGCTGAGATTCTCGCCAAGCACAACGAAGATGTAGCTGAACAGAATGAGGCTGTCGAGAAGGTGACGACAAACATGCAAAAGTCTATCGACCGCTTGATGAAACTCTATCCCGATGATGCTGAGGACATGTGGAAGCAGATTTACGAGATTCACGATCAGGTGGAGAGCGGCGACATTCCCGATGATGTTTGGAAGATGCTCCACAATGCCAACAACTACGACTCTGATATTTCTTCTGCTCGTGATGAGGCTGCCATGCAGGCAAGAAACGAGAAGATTCAGAATAAGGTTCGTTCATCCGCAAGCGAAGGCATTCCTCCTTCACTGTCTAGTTCGGGTGCTGGCAACAAGCCTGTTAGGGAAAGGAAGAAGCCGAAGGACGGATTCTTCAATGGCATTACATACAATAATTAATCAAATAAATATATGTATAAAATGAAGAAAACATCAAATTATTTTTTAGGCGGAGGCGGTCAGTTCATCTTCAAGATGATTCTGATGCTTCTTGCCGTGGTTACAGGTGGTGGCGTACTGGCTATGGCAGACAAGGTTGAACCTGAGCTGAACGAGCCAGGTTCTCGTCCTGCTACAGAGGAAGAGGTAGCTGGTGCCGAGATTGTAGATAAGGACAAAGAGGATTTATTGGCACCTGGTGGTGGTAATGCGGGTCAGGACTTGACCAATACGCAGGCTTCTGCTACCCAGATTGACAAAGGCGGACTCGAAGAGGAAGATTGGGATACTGAGGTCACCAAGTTCCACCCTTATCGAAACCCTATGCTCTCCATTGTTCGCAAGTTCACTAGAACCGTTGGTTGCAAGGGCTATAAGAAGAAGCATGCTCGCTTTGGTGGTGAAACTTTGGATGGTGAGGTTACAGTCAGCATCCCTGAGGGCGCAACCATCAAGTTGACTCGTGCTAACTTCTCTGGTTCGTTGAAGCCTTTCTACAAGGGCTCTACCGTTTTCGCACCAAAAGTGGCAGGCTATAAGATTGGTTCAACTACCGAGACAGAAGACCGATTGATGCTCTTGGTTACTGGCACGAACGAGGCTCGCACCGAGGTTACTTTGCAGGCTGTAAATGGCAAGGCAGTAGAGGAAGGTGCTGATTGCGAGTACTTGGAAAACATGTTGTGCCCAGCTATTCCTCAGGGTACAACATTCCTTTGTGGTGCTACCGCTCTGTCTGAGTCTCAGATGAAGGTTCCTACAGAAAACTATCAGCCTCGCTCTAAGGAGGTTTATCTCCAGAAGAAAGCATTCTCTATTGTCTTTACTGACGATTTCGAGAAGATTGAGAAGAAAATCCCACACAATGTTTCTGATATGAAGGCGGATGGTCTCAGCAAGTTCCTCTTGCGTGCAGAGCGTTCTTATTGGCTTGGTGTTCAGCGTCGAATCCACTCCCTTACTGAGGATGGCGCCGCAGAGTACACTTACTTCGCAGAGGGTGTCTTGAATCAGATTACTACCCAGTATGGTATTGGTGATATTTATAAGTATGAGGATTTGACCGCCATCTCTATGGCTATGTTCACAGACTTTGCTGAGTCAGACCACATCTTTATGTTCTGTGGCAAGAATGCCATCAAGCGACTGATGAACATCGAGATTCCTAAGGGTCGCACCGAGGTTCTTACAACCCACAAGGAGATTGATATTACGTTCACACGCTACAAGGACAACTATGGTACTATTGACTTCGTTTGGGATCAGACGCTCGACTTCATGGATATGGAGGACTGCATGGTTGGTGCTGACTTCAAGAGTGCTCGCCACTATGTGAAGGAGAAGGGCAAGGATAAGACCAACGACATGAGCAAGGATGGTCACGATCCAAGAGAGGCTAAGCGATATATGCACATTGAGGCTGATTGTATCGCTCTCCGTGGCTACAACTCTATCTTGGTAGGTCCTACCGCTTTCATTACTCACCTTGCTGTGTCTGGAATCACTACAACCATCACTTCTGTAGCAGAGCTTCCTAAGGTAGCAGCCAAGGGTGCTAAGTTCGCATTGACTGCCGACTATACAGACCCTGATACTTCTACCAAGTACGAGAAGGGTAAGGTTTACGTTTACAACGGAACCAAGTGGGAACTCTATGCTGGAGCTGATATTGCAGCGTAAAGGTTCTTTTTTCATCAATATATAATTCACGCAGAGGGGCAGGAGTTGAAAGCCCTGTCCCTTTGTTAAAACAAGAAGTTATGATTAAGACATATAGATATAATGTATTATGCAATAGTGCAAGCCATATCTTGAATGGAGTTAGTGGAAACTCCATGCGATACGAATTTACACATGGAAATATTGCAGGCAACAAATATCCTGAGATAACCCTTCGCAACAAGTATGCGCAAGACCTTTTGGAGTCTCACGAATTGTTTCAGAAGGGTAAGGTTTCTTTGATTCGCAAGGTATTGGAGGAATCTGATATTGTGGATGAGTCTGTTACTAAGCCTTCTACAGAAGTAGATAATATTGAGGACGTTGAGAGCGTTCGTTCTGCTGACGAGCTTATTACTTACGTCAATCAGAGATGGAATAAGAAATTCATCCTTCCTAAAAAGGCAATTGATTTTGCTGCAAAGGAAAATGTTGGTTTCCCGAACTACGCCCCAGCAGAGTAATATAATAAGGTGAAATGAAGATAGAAGACATCATAAAGCAGGTACGTTGGTGCATAGACGAGGAATCCAACAATACATCGGAAATCACCGGTGAGAAGGACGATACGTATATGGACAACATCATCAAGTCGAAGATAAACGATGCTTTGCATTGGCTTGCCATCACTGCCGCATCTTCTCCTGTCTTATCCGACTCCAAGAATGTTGATGCAACGACCACTTCAACCATTAAGGTAGAAGAATACGCTGCTGGAAAAGGTATCGGAATCATCACGATGCCTAGCGATACCGAGATTATCAATATCTCCCGAGTTCGTGGCAAAGGCTGGTTCAAGGCAGTTGTCCCAGTAGAAGATACAGACGATGAGGCTCTAATGATGTTCGATGAAAGTGCAATGGGAACCGCCGACCGACCGCAGGCTGCCATCATGCGAGAGAATCCTATCCAAATCCTCTTGCAGCCGAAGCCAGAAGAAGCAGTTATTTCCTTCGTGGGCGTTCCAAAGAACGTGAACATATCATCTTCAGATACAGATGTAGCCATCCCCGATAAGCTTTCAAATGCCTTCATCTACTATCTCGCCTTCCTGTTACTCTCCGCCTACAATGATACAAAGGCTACCCAGATGTACACGATAGCCATGCAGCAGCTAGGCGTGAACACAAAGCAGTAGGATAGGGAATCTGTTAATTATAAACTTTAAATTATTAACTGTACAAAATGGAGTATGTATCAACGAATTATAATGAGGAAGAACTTGCATGGGTATCACCAGAGATTACCTTGCAGCGAGACATCTACTTGATGATTAAGCTCAAACGCCCCGGGAAACTTCTGATTAGGCAGGATAAGGGCGACGGAAAGAAGCCTCGTGTTCCCATCCGTGCCCACAAGAACACAGATAAGTTCTATCTTCGCCTCCAGGTTATCCCAGAGACCGTAAAGATTCAGATATTCACTTCATCAGAACCAAAAGAAATTAAATATGCCTACATTTAGACAAGATACAAAAATTGGTGGTATGGTGCCGATGATGAAAACGGACGACATCAACGACCAAGCCATCACGAAAGACAAGATTCGTGACGGCAATGTTACGACCGAGAAGTTGGCAGAAGGTGCGGTAAGTACAGACAAGCTTCCTGATGGAGCCGTCAAGACCGAGAAGATTGCTGATGAGAACGTCACGACAAGCAAGCTTGCCGATGGAGCCGTATCAACTTCAAAGCTTGCCGATCAGAATGTAACCAAGGAGAAAATCGCCGACCAGTCTGTAGATAACTCCAAGCTTTCTCCTGAGGCTGTCACATACGATAAGGTCAAGGATAAGGCTATCATCACCGAGAAGCTCAACGACCGAGCCGTAACCACAGAGAAGGTAGAGAATAAGGCTATCACCAACCCAAAGCTGGGAGATCAGTCTGTAGATGGCAGAGTAGTTCGTGAGGCATCCTTGGAATCCAAGCATCTTGCCAACGAGTCTGTAACAACGGAAAAGGTAGCTAGAAAGTCTATCACCAACGATAAGATTGCAGACGGTACATTGAAAAAGGATAAACTAGACCCAGAACTTCGTAAGGCGATAGAATCTGCAACTGGTCTTCCTGATGAACTTGTAGAAATGATTCAGAACGTTGACGAGAATCTAGCCAAGCTGAATGATACGGTTTATCCAATCATCTTGGGCTTCACCATCACCCCGAATGTAGGTACGATGCAGACAGAGGTTCGCTATTCTGTTTCAAGCGACAACAAGCCCCTTGTACCTGATACTTCCATCATCAGTAAGCAGATTAACGACAATGCCGCAAAGAATATCTCAACCACCCCATCATCAGGTGGAACATTGTCTGATGTAATCGAAGGAGCAAGAGAAATCTTCAAGTTTGCCGTAGAGAAGAAAGGTAGAACTGGCAAGAGCGCAACCCAGACTCGCTACCTCTGCTACTCTGGAGAAAACCCAGCAGCCACCATGACCGCAGAAATCCTCAATACGCTCAACAAGGTATCAGCTACAGGAGTATCATTCAACCCTACTATCACAACCAAGGATAATGATTACATCTGGCTAATAGTACCTAGTTATCTCTCAATCACCCGTGTAACCAGTGCAGGATTCGATGTTCCTTTATCTGCTCCTCAGGCTATCAACAATAACCTAGGAAGCTTCAAGGCATACAGAACTATCAACCCTCTCACTGCAACTACGTGGAATTTAGTAATATCGTAAATATTAAAAGATATGTCAGAAGAAAATATTAATTTAGCAGCCCCGATACATTCAGCCACCAAACTAGGAAAGGCTGTAGCCGCAAGGGAGGTCTTCATGGATGGAGACAAGGAAACAGTCCAGCAGATAGGTGAAAAGACCCATCAGTTGGAGGATGCTATCAAAGACATCACCGTCTCAGGTGGAGCATCAACTGCAAATGCTGTCTCTTATAATAATGAGACTAGTGGCATGACTGCTATCACCGCCCAAGGAGCCATTGATGAACTTGCAGCTAAGAACAAAGCGCAGGATGCCACTATTGGTACTAAAGCAGAGAAGTCAGAGGTAGCTACAGAACTTGATAAGAAGTTCAATAAGGAGAATATTGCCCAAGAGTTCGGTGACTCAAAGGATAAAGTAGTCTCCCAGTTTGCTCTTCCATTCAGAGAAATTGAATCTCCAGAGTTTATCAAGGCAATAGTAGATGCAGAAGACCACTTCTTGCTTGGAATCCAGCTTGATGGTTCCATTGAGTGGGGCAAGGGTATTCCTGCACCTATCAGAGCCAAGTTGCAGGAAATTATCAATCAATGTCAGCAGGATAAGGCAGATGTTCTTGAAGCTATTAATTCTGTCAAGGAAGTATTATCTGCAAGCATCACAGCGTTGCAAGAAGGTAAGGTGGACAAAGAGGAAGGTAAGTCTCTCATCGAAGATGAAGTAAAAGAACGCTTTAGGGTAATCGAGAATGAGGAGTTTATCATGGCTGTAGTAGATTCAGAGGATAGAGTTCTCTTTGGTATCTATAGAGATACAGGTAAACCATATTATCCACTCAATGAAATGTACCACGTCATTCAGAACGAGGAATACTTTGCTGCTTGGCTTGATGCAGATGATAAGGTAGTTCTTGGTATCAGAAGAGACGGACAAATCATTGGTGAAATCCATGCAGTCAATGCCTTGAAGCAAGTTATCTCTCACATACAATCAGACCTTGCATTATTGCAGGAGAAGGTAGGTACAATAGACACCAATCTCAAAGAACTTCTTGATGTCTTTTCTTTACAAGAGAATCCTGAGTACCTTGCAATAGAGAAAGATACAGATGGCAAGGTTCTTTCTGCTACTTACAATGATGGTAGTCACTATATTCATAATGCCAAGTCTGAGACTATCCCAGAAGAGTTTGAGCATATTGAAGACCCTGAAGGAAGAACTGAAATTACAACAGATGCAGAAGATAAAGTGATGTCATATCGTGATTCAAAAGGAAAGAAACATGAGCATGATATGGAAGTTACTAACCTTGATGTATCAAATATCAATCTTCAAGGCAATAGTGTAAATAATATCCAAGATGCTCTGAAAGCAAATGGATTTAATGTTAAGGCTCCAATCGATTGGAGTGACAATAGTTTTATCCAAATACCTGAGCCACGCTTTGCTATCATTAATGTTACAAACATAGATTCCATGCCTACAACCAAACAAGACAACAAGGAGGCATTCTTGGAGTTTTGGGATATGCAGGGAAACTATTTCAAGAAACACGCTATACTCAATGCACAAGGAAACTCCTCAATGGGATGGTCAAAGAAAAATGTTTCAATGGATATTTGTGACGATGAGTGGATTGGTGATGAAACTCCTAAGATTAGGATAGGTGATTGGGTTCCACAAGACAGTTTTCATCTAAAGGCATACCATACTGATTTCTTCAAAGGTGTTGGTCCTGTTGCATATAAATTATATGACCAGATAGTTAAAACTAGAGGCAACATGTATGATAGACCTTGGAAGAAAGCACTGATTGATATGTCTGCTATAGGTACTACTACCAAGAGTTTTGAAAATCCTTATGTAGGAGAATATGAACTTCTTACAGATACAGGTGCTAGATGTTTCCCTGATGGTTTTCCTGTTGCCGTATATCTTAATGGAGCATTCTACGGAGTCTTTTCCTTTCAGTTGAAAAAGCACCGTGACAATTATCACATGAATAAGTCAAATGCCAAACACGTTCATTTGGATGGGGATATTTATGAAGCAAGTCTCTTTAATGGCAGGAACAATATCAACTGGGAAATGTTTGAAATCAGAAATCCAAAAGGACTCTATGCTATTGGAGGAAATAAATATGATGCTGATGTCAAGCAGGAAGAGATAGCTGGAGAAGCTGAGGTGAATGCTTGGATAGAGGCAGGAAAACTGCCAGATGGTAAAGCTATAGACAGCAAAATCAAGAAATCTCTTCAAACGACTGCCGAAGTTAAGAAGTATATTCAAGACTTTGCTGATGCCATGCCAACTATCAAAAAAGCAAGAGACATTTATGAGGCATCAAGTAAATCAGAAGAGGATTTAAGCACTCTAAAAAGTATTTACGAGAAGTATTTCGATAAGGAAAATATGATAGATTATATGATTCTGTCAGACCTTATTTACAATTATGACGGTTTTGGTAAAAACTGGCAATGGTTTACGTATGATGGAGTTAAGTGGTGGGTTGGTCTGTATGATACAGATATGTCTTTTGGTGGTGATATATATTATATAAGAAAGGTTCCTACTACTCATGTTAATACTTCAATAGGAAGACCAAATGGATATGTGGTTAAATATTATGCATCAGAAATGGAAAACAGATATAGTGAATTGGCAAAACTGGGAATTATTTCCTATGAACATATCTTTTCCATGTTGAAGGATTGGACAATGAGAATAGGTACTACCTTTTATAAAGAAGAATATAAGAAATGGTATTTCTGCCCATGTATTTCTAATAGTACTGTTAGAAGCCAATATTGGGAACTCGTAAAGGATAGTTCTGGTAATCTGGAAACAGACACATCTGAAACCTTTGATGCAACACATTCGTATAATATTGGTGATGAAGTATCTTTTGGATTGAATGAAATTGCAGGATTCTATAAGTTTAGATGCCTGAAAGCAACAAGTGCTATAAGTACTAATGTTCCTCATTCGATAAGTGATTACTCACCTATATCTAGATTTGGACACGTAGATAGTATCTATCGTGCAGAAAAATGGATAAAGGAAAACGTAAAAAATATGGATTCTGTTTATCGTTATAACAGAAATGTTTAATATTAAATAAAATTATTATGGGAAAATGTTTAGTAACAAAATTAAGTGGTTCGGTTAATACAAATAAACTGCTAAAGTTGGGAGAAATGAGAATTGAGTTTAACTCAGTTTCAGCCCCATCAAATAAAACTCAGGGTATTACACTCCAATCTGCAAAGCCTATTACTTTGAAGATTGTCGGTAATGGGTATTTTACAGATAAAACTCTGACTGAAAACAAAGGCAATACTCTTAGCATCTTGCCTAATTCAATGACATATATCTATGTGTCTAATGGAGACTTTTATATATCCATTCCTGATAAGTATTCTTTGTCTGTATTGTCTTTGTTTGCTGAAGAATCAGGCTCTGGTGCTTCTGTAAAAAACAAAACTGTATATCTTGACCAGATTGAATATAGTACACTCTTAACAATATTAAGAATTTCATCAGAGAATGTAATTGGAGATATTGATTCTCTTAAAAATCTTACGTCTCTTACTGCTTTAAATATGTCCAACCTTAAAAATGTAAATGGTGATATTGATTCGTTGAAGAATCTATCTTCCTTGCGAATATTGCAAATGTTTGGTTCAAACTTAACTGGAGATATAGCTTCATTGAAAGCATTAACATCGTTGGAGACTTTAATGACAGCAAGTCTTAAAGGAGATGTTTCTGCACTCAAACCTCTTACTTCGCTAAAAACACTTTGGCTTAAAAACGGTAGCTTTTATGGAGATTGTGCAGCTCTTTCCCCAGTACTCAGTCTTGTTTCATTTCAGACAAATACGGGAAACCCTTCAACTTTAACTTGGTCAGAGAGACCTTCAACATCCTGCATTATGTCTATAGAAGGACAACCAAAAATGGACAACATTGACAAAATGCTTCAAGACCAAGCGAAATGTCAAACTCCATCCACGGATTCTGTTAGAAAAATCATAGAAGTTATAGGCACTCGCACCTCAGCATCAGACACAGCAGTGCAGACATTGCAGAGCAAGGGCTACACCGTCTCAATCACTCCAGCATAAGTATCATAAGTTTAACATTAAAAAGAAAGGAAACAAAATATGAATAAGTTAACAAAGAAGTATAAGGTAGTACATGAGGGAACCAAGATGGTGTTCCCTCTCACAGAGGAAGGTGACAATGCTGAGGTATTTCCAGCAGTAGATGCCACCGCAGTAGAGTTTGACACATACCCAGAAGCCAAGGCTTACGTAGATGAGCAAGGTCTTGTGTATGAGGAGCCGAAGTATGGAGAGTAAACCATATATAGACAAAGAAAAGGGTGAGTCAAAAGATTCACCCTTTTCTTTTGCAGCAAGCCTGCACCAACCCACCAAGCAAATAGCAAGCCTCCTCCCCATACATATTTATCAAAAACTGTTCAGAAATATGCTGAACCACATGCAGCATTTCGTGGCTGAGACTATTCATATACTCCGACCTCGAACTAGTCCACCCAATCACTACCATGGTTTTTCTTATATCAACATTAGAATAGGTTATCCCTTTATTCGCTTCACCTTCGAGCACGAGATTACAGGCATCTTCGAGAGGAATGCCGCTGCATCCCAAATCCCGAAGATACCTTCTAACCTTCATGGCATCCTTAGAATGAACATCGTACATTACATGTACCGTCCAGTCATACCGTTCCAAGTAAATCTCCTGCTCAGTCAAAACTATAAACTTTAAACTATCGACTATAAACTACAATATCTCCTCCCAAGGAATGCCCACACCATTAAACGATGTGTCAGCATAGAACCTATTGAAGATGAAACCATCCTGCTGATCCTCATCATCCACGTAGTCTTTGATGAACTGAGCCATCTGCTTCTCCTCCGTGATAGACGAGCCATAGAAATCAGCCAAGCACATGTGTGCGATGTAAACCGCATCATAGCCCACATTATTCTCCAGAACAATATTGTTCTTCTTCAAGATGTCCTCAATATCATCCTTGCTCATCATGCGGATAGGCTTACCGTTCTTCCGCATCTGCTTCACTGCCCACTCACACATCTTCTTATTGAAGTGCCAGCCGTTGTATCTCAGGTAAGCCCTCATTTCTTCCGGCTGATAATCGTAGGCGTTCAAAGATTGTCTGTATTTTGTTCCCATAATCTCAATCGTTTAAAATGAAAAGAGTGAAGAGGAAAAGCAAATGAATTTTTCACTCTTCGTTCTTCACTCTTCACTTAATTAGTAATCTTCTCCGTAATCACTTCTGTAATCACGTCCACGGTCTTCACGTTGGCGCATGTCGTCGTACTCCTCATGCTCTCGCATACCACTTCTGCCTCCACGACCTCTATAATCGGGCATGCGGTTGCGCTCGCCGTATCGGTCACGTCTGCCATCACGCTTCATTTCGCCCAGGCAGTTCATCGCCTTATCCAAGTAGCGCAAGCCCTTCTCCACGTTCTCATACAAGCCATCAAACTTGTCTTCTGTAATCTCAACCATTATCATAATCATAAGATTTTAAAAGTGAATAGATAGGGTAGGAGATTACTTGCTTGCCACCTGTTCGAGCAATCCCATCATCCTGTCAAGCTTGCCCTCCATGCCAGAAACCTTGCCTTCCAGCTTGGAAATCTTCTCAGCCTGTTCCTTCTCCTTGGCTATCTGGGGGTTGAGCTGCAGTAGCATTCCCTCACAAGAATCAACGACCCTCTTGTGGTAATCTACGCTCTCCAGTATCGCCTTAGATTGTCTCAGCATCGTATCGACCTCCGCACTCATGGCTTCCTTGTTGTCGCTCACCACAAGATTCTTGTCGTTAGCTATCTGTCCGTTGGCAGGTAGCTGTTTGAAATCCACCTCCTCATCGTTCAGCTTCACCTTCACGTCCACTACGGTCTCCATAGGCTGAGGAGTAAAGCCGTTGTTAAAGGTAGGGTATTTCGTCTGAGGATTGCTTACTGAAACCACCTGACCGATCTTCAAGTTCGGGTTCTCGCCCTTGTCGAGCACATAGAATAAAGAATTTGTTCGTAGTCCTTGAAACATAATGTAATCTCCTATTATCTATTCTGTTGTTAAACAATACCCGTCATAAGTTGAAGGGTGTTAGTGTCTCTCTCAAACCAGAGCTGAACCACTCCAGTTCCCGGCACGTCTGCAACCGTCAAAGCTTCACCATTGAACTTGGTCACAGCCTGTGTTACTCCGTTGGTCTCGAAAAGGATAGGCAGCGTACCAGTCGTTCCAGTCGGAATAGCCTGCAGCAGATTCACGAAAATCGTTCCTCTGTAGTTGGCATTCACGAAGGCGTGGTTTTTAAAGGTGAACACCACATTGGCGGTATTCACCTTCACGCCAGTAGAAGCGATAGCCGCCGAACCGTTACGATTTACCCAAGAAAAAGGTCTTAACCATAACATAGCAGCCTCCTTTCTTTAACCCCAGAATCCTGCACCGTTAGCAGCATTCAGTCCATACAATCCTGCCTGATAAGCAACGCAGTTAGGAACCGCAGTGAAAGGGCTGTAAGGGGTGGTTACTGTCTCTGGCAGCTTGCACTTGATACCTGCAACCTCGTTCTGCAAGCCAGCCAATACCGCATTGATAGGAGCCACCGCCTGACCCACTATCTGTGAAGTCATAGCAGAAGACTTGAATGTACTGTTCTCCTCACGCAGCGAATCAATCTTGTTCTGCATCTCACGCATCTCAGCCTGCTTCTGACCGTCAACGATGGTCTGAGTGCTCTCCTTGATAGCGTTATGCAAGTCACAAGTCTGTCTCTGAGTCTCGTAAGCCACATTAGAGAAGCCACGCTCCTGACCTACTGCCACGTTGTTGATGGCATTCTGCAAGGTTCCAGTCTGCTGACAGATAGCCAATCTGTTCTCGCAGCAGCAGTTTGCAATCTGCTGAGCAATCTGCATGTTACCCTGCTGCAAAGCATTGATGGTCTGCATACCGCTCATACCAACCTGATTACCCACGTTCTGAACCTGAGAAGTCAAGGCAGAAATGGCATTCTGAATCTGACCCTCAGTACAGTTGAGCTGAGTAGCGAGATTACTGAGTGCGTTACGATTACCGCCGATGGCATCCATCAAGAGGCTACGACCGTAGTCATTGTTAATCTCGTTAGCGATACCGCCACGACCGTTGCCGCCGAAGCCGCCCCAGCCATTGCCGCCCCAACCCATAAGGAAGAAGAGGAAGATAACCCACATGAACCAGCCGCCTTCACCGCACATTCCGTTGTTGCCCTTCATGGCGAGAAGCACGTTTGGATCCACACCCTGCTTCTGGAGCAGAGGAGCAAGGAGTCCAAGCATTCCGTTTGAACCTCCGTTTTGGTTTTCACCAAAGATGTATGTCTTAGATTCTGACATAATAAAATAGTTTATCCGTTTCGTCCACTATTGAACTTGGTGCAAAGTTACAAAGAAGTTGATGCCCTGCCTAACTATGCTCAAAATAAAAATTTTACCATCCAAGCCACTGTTCCTCAGCATTTTATGCTGAGTCACTTCCTGCTCATTTATAAGCATAAAAAAAAGTGAGCACTAAGCCCACTCCTTTCTCTATATATTAATTCAACTTATCCAAATCATCCACCGCTTCCATCATGATTCTATCAATATTCTGATTGGCAAAATTAATGGATTCCGTATCAGAAGATTTATCTCTAAGCTTCTTCCACTGCTTCATCTGCTTCTCAGCCAGTTCTATCACCCTAACCTTGGCAGCATCCTTGGAGTTTTGGAATCTGTAGTAATCAGAATAATTACTGATTCTCTTCTCAATCGGAACGTTCTTCGATTTCAGTCTATCCACGTTCGCAATCATCTTCTCCATTTCTTCCTTGTAGTTATACCACTTGCTCTTGGTTCGCTGCAAACTGCTCTGCTCGCTCGGCGTATAAAGCAACGAACGGAGGAAAGGAATATCCTTGGTTTCCGTATCTGTGCCATGCTTCACAACACCGATGGCACGCTCGGTAAAGGTAGCAGCACCACCGCCAAGACCACCGATATAATGATTCAGCATGCTCGGATTCGTCACCATATCCAGGAAACTGTTGCCCAGCATATCCTCATTACCCTTGGCAACCTCATTCGTCTGCGCATTCACAAACTTATTCAAAGCCATATAGCCGTCAGGCGTACCCTTGTAAGCCCTCTGCCAAGCAGGAACGTCCTCATTCCAGTCTCCACGTCTTTCAATCGGCGCACCCTTCCAATCGGTATTTAACTCCCATTCTACGAAAGGAGATAGAGCAGAAGGGGCAATCGCCTTGATCGTCTCGTTCAATGGCTCCTTGCCAGCCGAAGAGTTGCCCAGATAGTCCATCACCGGCACAAGCTGCGACATGCAGCCAATGGCATCAAAGTAAGGATTCTTCTGTCCGCTCACGTTAGGCGAGAAAGTCAAGCCAGCCGCCAAGTCACCCAAGCCATAGAACGCTCTCAGCTCGATGGCAAGCGGAATCGTTACAAACTCACCCTTACCCTTATAGATGCAGAGGTTGTTTCTTCTCACATAGTCAGGCAACTCGCCGTATGGGTCCTTCACACCCTTTCTGTCCTTCTCGTCCTCGCTCGCAATCAGCACATTGTTACCAAGTGCAGCCAGCGCACCGAGAGCAAAAGGAATGGCAAGCATGTTGATAGAAGTACCCACAGGATGATTCTTCAAGTTCTTCACAAGCAGGTTCGTACTCTGAATACCGGCATTAAAGAACATAGAACAGTGTCTCAGATAGCTAGCCGTAAAACCATACACCCATCTTTCGGCAGCCTTGGCACCAGTCATTTCACCATTCTTGAAACTGCTGATAGCATCACCGCTACCATGGCGATTGAAGTTGGTAGATACCTCCTTCGCATCATACACCGAACGGATGATAGAGCGGTTACTGTCTCGGCTCGTACAGTAGGTAGCGAATCGGGCGATATTCTCAGCCACCTCGTTCACGTTCTCCAGATTACCGAAGAAGAAGTCACGCAAGGCAGCACCGCCCTTTCCAAGCTTGCTGCGCTCAGTACTAACGTCCTTCTTATACTCCTTGGTCCAGTCCTTCATGTTCTTAATCTGAACCCAGCCAGTTTCGCCGCCGTTCTCCATGAACTCCTTGAAATATCGCTCAACCTTGTTGCTCATATCAAGCGTACCGTTGCGATACTTGGCAAACAATCCCAAGCCTGTAGAACCGCTGAAATCTTTCAAACTGATGTTCGATGCACCCTTATACAAGCCCAACTGCGCATAGTGCTTCGCCCACAGAGCACCATATCTGGCACCCTCCTTGGAAGTCACGTTGCTCGATGCAAACTCCGCATCACGCATAATGTTTCGCATCACGAACTCAGGGTTATAAGATGTACACAACTGCGCCATCATTCTAGATATAGAACTCAATGGCTTCATGACACCCTTGGCACCCGAGTTCTCCAGCAACCCATTCAACGCCTGCGCTGCTCTAGGATTTCCGTTAATAATGAACGCATGAGTCCTTCCGGCAATCTTCACGTCCACGATGTGCTGCGATTTGTTCTCCGCTCTCTGGAACTTATAACCAATACTGCCTCTGCGGTAAACCTTCGATGCCAAGTTCTGCAACGCCTTCGCCTTCATGTCCTTGTTGAAATCAGAAACAATCCGGTTGATTTCGTCAGCAGTCGCATCCTCAGGAATATCAGGATAACGCTCATATACGATACCGGTCATAGGGTCCTTCTCGTACCATACACTCGTTTCAGTAATCAGATTATTGTTTGAATTATTTCTTGCGAATCTCGCAAACGCCTGTCTGATGGCATTCATACCGCCGTTCTTGATAGTCCTGTTGCCCATCGCACCAATCTGCGCCAGAACGTTAGTTTCACTCAGATACTTGTGTCCTCTTGCTCTCATGATCGTGCTTCCGATGTAGCTCTTAGGGTCGCCCACCTCCGTGATATAACCATACACATCTTCCGCCGTAGCCTCATCATACTTTCTCAAAGGCACATACCAGTTGAACATATTGGAAACATGACCGTAGAGTTCACTGCTGATGATACCATTCTTATAGTCGCTGTCAATAGAATACTGGGTAGCAGTCTTCACCTTACCCCAATAGTCCTTCACAGCACCCTTCTTGATGCTCTCCATCTTCGCTTCCGAATCCATCACACTCTGAATAGCCTCAGCATCATCGTAAGGGTCAGAAGATTTCGCCACCTCCTGAATAGCGTGAATACCCGAATAGTCGTGCTCGCCAGCCTCAAAGTCAGCATCAAAATAATTTCTGATGTTCTCGTCCATCTGTCTGTAGTACTCCTTCAGGTCGATGTTGCCAGCCCTCAGCTCATTGTCCAGATACTCCTTATCGTTATACCAGCTCTGCTCCAGCGTGTCAGCATCCTGCTTCTTCTTCTCGTCCCTTCTCATCTTCTTCAGAAAGTCACGCACAAAGAATACTCTGTTTCGCTCCAAGCCATGCTTGGTAATCATGTAAAGATTGAAGTTGCGAATCTTCTCATCATCCTTTTTTCCGTCAAAGGCATCCAGCACGTCAGCCATCGCCTTATCCAAAGGCTTCATCACGTTGCGCTCAAACATCTGAGCCGCATCACTCATCGCACCCTGCATGGTGTTCTGCAGCATATAAGGATTCTCCGAAGAAGCAATATCCTCAATCTTCTTGTCAGGCACAATCGCATTCATCAACTTCTTCAATGAAAGCATATTGTCCATATAGCTCTCGGTGAACATATAGCCGTGCTCGTCCAGCGAACGGTGGTATCTGTCAAGTGCCGTGCCGGCAGATGGGGTAGTGCGAAGGTGAATATCACCATCTGTAGCTTCATTCCACTCAGCCTTGGTAAGATTATCCATACTTCTAGCCTTTCCGTCATTTCCGTAGAACATGCCATCATGCGCCACGACAGCAGGCATACGGTCATGGTCGAGACGGTATTTCACCGCCTCGGCTCTCATTTTCCAATAAGGATCATTCTGATTCTTCTGCAAGTTCTTGCTCAACCAGAGCAGATACTTCACATCTTTAGTATTAGGAGCAATACGATAACCGATTTCGTGAAGGAAATCAGATACCTTATTCTTGATGCCATTCCAGAAACCAGGCTCACCCTTGCCATCCTCGGCGAGTCGGGCGATACCTTCCTCAATGGCATCGTAGATATTCAGAGGATTGTACTTTCTCTCCTCATCCACCAGCTTCTTCAAAGCCGCATTCTCAGGTTTATCCAAGTCGTACCACACATCACGAAGGAACTTGTCGAATCGTTCATCACCAAACAACTCTCTCATTCCCTTGTGTCCTACCACCTCATGCCAGATAGTCTTCTCGGCAGTATATCTATCGTGGATATTAGGCATGTAAAGATGCACCTCGCCAGTCTTCTCATCATACCAACCGGTTATCTTTCTGCCATCTTCAATAGCTGCCCTAGCCGCCTTGTTGGTGATTTCATCAACCGATGAAACCATCTTCACCTTGCCGCCAGTCCTCTGAGCCACCTTCTCCACATGGCTCTCAACCGATGAAGCAGGATAGTTGCCATCACCGTGGTCCGTGCGGAACTTAGTGCCACCGTCCTTGCCCCATACCTTGAAGGCATCCTTTGTCATTTTCACGTTAACGAACTTAGCCTGAGGGAACTCCTGTTCCAGTTCAGCCATCTGCTGCAAGAACTTCTCCTTGGTTTCAGGAGCCTGTCTTCCCGATTCAACGGTAGTGATAGGAACGCCCAGTTTAGCCAACTCCCTAACCTGATTAGGAGTAACCACATTCCAAGGGATAGCCAAGCCAGTGCCCTTCAATTGCTCTGCGATACTCTCAGCCACCTCTGAATCAGGAACCACTCTCACCGCCATTCTCCATCGTGAAAGCATCACCTGTCTCTGTCTGTCCTTCGGAAGAAGACTGTTCACGGAACCAGAGTGCCATGGCACAAGACCCACAGCATCCTTAGCACCCTCGGCATGATAGCCGCTAGTCTTCTCGCTTTCAGGAATCTCCCATTCCACAACCTTGATGTTGCCTCTAGCGTAAGCACCGGTAAACTGGTCGTTCATCATAGAAGTGGAAGTGTGCATGTAAGGATTGTAGGCAGCAGGCACATCGCCCTCGCCAACACCCTTATTCTTATCAGTCTTCACAAGGGTAAACTTGCCGTTCTTTACAAGGTCTGGTCGCTCGTCTGCGCCCATCCAAGCCCCAATCTCTGTAGCATCGGTACGCTTACCGTCAATGATAGCAGCCATAGGGGAGTAGAGCTTACCGTCCACCTCCTGCATTCCGCTATACATTCTGAAAGTCTTCTCCTTGTTGAGGCGGTCCAGCTCGTCCTTGTCGGTAACTCTGTAGGCATAGCCATTTTCCTCGATGTCATTCATGGCAATATCATCAATCTTTTCATTGAAATCATCCATGATGTCATTGAGTGCCTTATCCATCTTGCTCTTGTCTGATACCTCAAAGAGTTTATGCCAAGCATTCTTTACTGCTTGCCACAAGGAGTTATCGCCACGATTGCGCAATTCCTTGGCTGCATTCATGATTCGCTCACCGAAAGGAATACTAAGTATCTTTCTCTGCTTTTCACCTGCCATTTCAGCAGCAAATTCATACTCATCTTTGGCACCATAGTCTCTTCTATTTCCTTTCTCCCAAACAATTCTTCTGTCAGCCTTAGCCTTATTGTAAATATCAATAACAGTCTTTACAGCTTCTATCTGCTTAGGAGTAAGCATGCCTTCTGCCTTTCCGTCCTTAACAAGATGAATGGCACCCATAGTAGCCTGATGAATCAACTCATGCAGGATGGTATGAGCTGCCTCTTTAGGGTTGGTGTATGTTCTAGAGAGAGTATCAATGAAGAGATTAATGTTTCTTTCTGGTGTAGCTTCACCAACATTACCTCTCTCATCGCCCTCATCCTTGCCACCAAACTCAACACCGAGCCGCTTGGCTATATCGCACGCCTTTTCAAAGAGTCTTCTTGTGCCTTCTTCTTTTGCTTGATTTGTCGCCTCAAAGAGTCTAGATATATCTGCAAAAGAGGCTTTAGCTCCTCTTCGCAATCCATAGCCATCTGCGAGAGCTTTGGCTCGAACTTCTCGATAGTCCATTTCTCTCCTTGCGGCAGTTTCGGCAGCTTCAAGTTCAGCTCTTTTAAGTTGCACAAGATGCGTTCGACTTGCTTTCTCTCGGTTTCCAAAAGTTCGTTCCCAGAATCTAACTTCATTTTCTAATCCATTTAAAGTGTAAGTAATTTCAGAAGCCTTGTATCTAGAGAATTCTGAGGTATAGAAGTCGAGATGTCTATTAAACTCGGCTTTATCCCCATCCGACAAGTCCTTAGTCAACTCGCCAACTCTATCATCAAACTTCTTTTCAATCTGCGAAGATACATCTTTATCTACATCTTCGGGAATGATTCTACCTTTCTTAACATCTTTTGTATCTGTTTTAGAATACTGCAAGCCTCGGTCCTCACGGAAGTGGGTTCCTTCATCCTCAGAAGTATTGCGTTCCTCCTGCACCTTCACGCCCATTTTCGAGAGTCTATCCAGTACTGGCTTCAACTGCTCAGGCTTGAACTCAGCAAGCATACTGTTGCCTCTGGTCTCGAAATTATGCCCATCAACCATTTCAAGCAGTTCCTTATCCGTAAAGTACTTGCCGCCCTTCGCCTTGCTCTTCGGTACACGAAGTTCATAGTAGTTACCACGATAGTTGTCTATGCGCTTCACCTTCACCTCACTATCCGATGAAGTAACCTCGTCAATACCGCCATGCCAAGATGAAAGCTCAAACTTCTCTGCCACGCTGTTGATAGGCGCATCCGTTGTCAAGCCCTTAGGGTCGAATCTATCTGGCATCAAGATACCAGTCTTTACCTCGCCAGTATCAGTAGTATATTTCACCAACTGACCGCCTAAGCCCTGAACCTTACTGTCAACCAAAGCCTGCATCAGGTTACCAGTCACGATATAGCCATCCTTGCGGCTCTCGTTGCTAGTCAGTCTATCCCAGTTATCAAAGTTTTGGTTCAATACCTTGATATGCTTATCTTCCATGCCAGCAGCTCGCTTAGTCATGTTGTCGATGGCACTGATAACATCAGCCTTGTTGTCACCTGCGCCCACCTTACCTGCGATAGGGAAGGTAATCTTTCTTCTGCCATCCAAGGTAGCAAAGGAAACCGTAGAGGCGTTAGGCGAGAAGTTATCCGTAATCTTAATGTCAATAAGTCTTCCGTAACTGTTGCCGAATCCGCTCAGTTCGTTAGGCTTATTCATGTCCGTAGGCAGAACAAAAGCATTGTTGGTGTCGAAGGTATCAAGCACACGATTGAACATTTCAGCCTTGGCATTCAGGCTCTTAATCACATCGTTCAGCTTATCCTTCTCTTGCTTATAGAATGTGTCATACTGGAATCCTGCATTCTTCACAATCTGCTCATCAGTCATGCCCGATTTATCCTGACCCTTCTTGCCGTCCTTGATATACTTCTCCTTAGCCTTGGTAGCAGCCTTCACCGCACGCTCCTCATACTTCTGTGTCTCGTCGGCAATCTTCTTGTCGAAGTATTCCTTCACGGCAGCCTTCTTCTCGGTCTTGTATTCCTCCCAAGTCTTGCCGCCAGTCAAGCCTTCCTGCGAAGCCTTCACCTCAGAAGCCTTCATAGGTTTCTTCAAGATAGCCATGTTCACCTTTTCTATATAGGTGTTATCGGCAAAGGCGTTATCACCGCCCGGCTCGGAACCCTGCTTCCAAACCTCCTTGCGGATAGTCTTAGCCTTCAGTGGCAGCTCGGTAATCTCCAAGTCATTCTCACCCATTTCGTTGAGACGCTGAATCTCGTTGGCGTAAAGCTCGCCAATCTCCTGCAACATCTTCTCCTGCTCGCTTACTCTCAGCAAAGCCATACGTCCAAGCAACTTGCTTGCATCGGCACCAGCTTCACCATCGCCAACACTTCCGCCACTTGCCACAAGGCTCTGTGGGTCGATTCTGGACAAATCATCGCCGTAGCTATTTTCCCATCCGAATGGGTCTGCCATTCTGGAATAAAGGTCAAGATGCTCTGCCATATACTCACGAACCACTCTGTCACCATACTTGTTGGTAATGTCTGCAACGTCCATTTCGTTGAACTTACTCTTCTGAGAAGAAGTAGTATTGGCATCAAGTGACTTCAACTTAGCCTTAAACATCATCAGCAGTCGCTGCTCGGCAGGAATCAGAGAAACCACATACTCGTAAGCACCTCTTAATACCTGTCCTGTTCGGTCGATACGTCCACGCATCTGAACCTCATCATTCACGTCAAGCTGCTGCTGAGCCACAATCATCACACGCTTTCTCTGGTCCTTATACTTGCTCGAAGCATGAAGAGAGATACCAGTGGCAGCACTCTTATTCAGAATGAGCGCATCAATCTGACCGTCATTAAACTCTCTTGCAAGTTTCTTCTTGTCGGTATCAGCACGCTTCACCTTGGTAACAGTTCCGTTTTCGTTATACACGAACTCAGTCTGTCTTCCGGTCAACTCACCAACCTTATAGCCTGCCTTCTGCAACTCATTCTTGATAACATCAATAGGGGAGAGAGAAAGACCTGTACTAGTCTGCTCAATCTTCTTCTCCAATTCGTGATAAGCCTCAACAGCCTCTTCGCCCAAGTCTTCAAGCTTGAAATAACCGCTTTCGCTATTGTCCTTGGCATCCTTCTGGGTGTAGCGAAGTGTACCCTCAAGCCCCTTTTTCAAAGATGTGCCCAAGTCTGGTGCGTCCATTTCCTCGCCAAGTGCAAGGTTGCCAGTCTGCGATTCATTGGTATTGTTCAACGCAATCACAGGCTTCATGCCCTGCTTCAAATAGTCGATGGCACGCTCTGCTGCAGATTTGGCTTTCAACGAGAGAAGAACCTGCTGAACGGTATTGAACGCCTTGCTTGCGAAAGGCTGATTCTTGATACCCAGGGCAGCAGTACCCTTCTTGATACCGATAGTAGATTGAATCTCAGCAAGCTCCTCGTTGCGCTTGTCAACGTAACCCGAAACATATTTCTTTTGGAAATTGATAATATCATTAAACAAACCGATGATACTATCATACTGCTCTCGCTGCTCCTGCACTCTCACAGGATCGTCAATCGCCTTCCAGTCGATGGTTACGCCAGTCATATCTCGCTCACGGCGAATCATCTGACCGCATTGTGTCAATGTCTGGCTCATAATCTCCTGCAAGGTCGCACCACCACGCTTCACCGCATCAATCAAGTCGGATGCTTTCATACCGCCCTCGTTCATGGCAGTACGCAAAGCGTAGATAGGCATATTGTCTGGTCTCTTGGCAAAGGTAGCCGAGAAGAAGGTAACATTCTTTGCCTTCTGAATAATGTGTTGAAAATAGTTTCCCTGACCGCTATTGCCACCAGCCGTGTGGCTTTCGTCAAGGATAAGATAAGCGTTGCCCATCAGTTTCTCGATGGCATCACGTCTTTTCTGTCCGCTTAGAGCTGCTGCACCGAATGATTTACCCTTTGCAAGCTTTCTCTCCTTGCGGTTGCCGTCCTCATCAAACTCATATACACCATTGCTTACTTGGCTGTAAGTAGTTAATACATAGTCATATTCGTCTGGCAGTTTGCCGTTCTTTTCAATGTAGTCGAGCACACGCTTCACCTCGCTCTTCGATGGCAAGGCGAATACCACGTTACCCTCCGAGTCGGTAATGGCAGCTTCCTTGGCACTACCGAATACAAATGGTCTTAGGTCTGGGCTACCAATATCCACCAAGTCACGATAAACATCACTCAGCAATCCTGCTGTCTTGGTGAAATACACTGGCACCTGCCCCTGCTTCTTGGCGTATCTGATAAGCGAAGCAGCCTGTCTTCCCTTACCGATACCTGTCATGTCGCCGATAATAAAGGCGTTGCCCTTTTTAGCCTGCTGCAAGGCAAGGGCTACAGAATCAACCTGCTCTGCGGCAAGATGAGAATACAAATCGTCCTTATCATTGTAGCCCAGTTCATCAACAAGGAACTGGTCGGCATCGCCCAACTTTTCAAGATTCTTATTCACCGCCTCCTGCTGGTCGGCAGGCATCACCGCCTTCAAAGTGAATGGGTTTCCACTCTTTGGGGCATAGGCAACCTTCTCAGTACTTAGTCCACGTACGGATTTGTCCACCCGCTGTAATTGTCCCCGTGGTCCGCTTCCGCTCCCGGTGCTGGCAGGTTCATCAGAACTTGGCTGAGTGTCATTCCCTCCAGCTCCTCCTGATCCAGATACTCGTCCGTCATTGGCTCCAGCGGTTGGTTCTTTGCTTGGAGTAGGCTCTGCCCCTGTTCCGTCTGTTCTACTATCTCCATCAGGAAGTTCTCCATCTTTTCTTGGCTCGGTTCCTCGTTGATTGTCCAAGTCATCATGGGTTCCTGATACGGAAGATGTGTCAGATACGTCAGACCCTCGCTTACCATCTGGTTCGCTTCCTCCTCGTTCTCTTGCTCGTACTCTCTCTTTAGGAGTATCAGCAGCCCCTTGTTTATCAGGTCCTGCGTTAACTTTTCCTCCTTCTTCTCCGATGGAAGAATCCATCCGTTCACCTCGTAGTATATCATCTTCAATTCGTTTATAAAGTTCGTCATAATCTTTCACGGTCTCAGCTCTAGCCTTACCCTTTACTGGTGGAAAGGCATTCTCATTCAAGCGTCTTCCGTTTATCAAAATAATACGTGTTGGGTAGCTGGTTCCCTGCTTGGCGTAGAGACTACCATCCACATTAATCACGTCCTCCACATTATAGTGGCTATAGAGATAACCAAGGAAAGCCTTATCCTTCGGATTCAGACTTCCGTTCTTGGCGTATTCCGTCTTGCCGCCGATGATGATGGCAGCACGACCATCGTCCTTCATGCTCTCCAAGGCATTGATAGCCATCTGTCCTTCAAGAGAAGAAATCTTGTAGCCGTCATACTCCTTAGGGGTAGCACTACCGAATGGTGGATTTGTTACCACCACGTCAACGTCCTTGTCTGCAAAAGGCTGGGTTCCGTCCTGACTGGTTACGTTCTTGAAGCCCTGTCTTCTCAGGTTCGCCAATCGCTGGGCATCAATATCGTTCACATGCACCTTATCCATAGGCAAGCCGATGGTAAGCATACCGTTGCCGGCACTAGGCTCCAGAGCACTCTCAATCACCTTGCCGTTACCCTTCACATACATATCCGCAAGGAAAGCGTAAGGGGCAGGGGTAGAGTACTGCTGCTTCATCACTCGCTCAGAATCACACTGGTTGAGGCTCGGCTGATTCTCATAGAGTGTCTTGATACGTTCAAACTTCACGGCATCGTTGGTAGATTCAGAAGAAGCGATACCTCTTGCTCGCTTAACAATAGCTGTTTCAGCAAGCTCCTGAAGGTCCGTGTCCTTAATATCTTTCAAACCAACTCTCTCAGCTATCTTTCTCAGCTCAACAATACCGTTAAACTTATGCTTGAAACCCAACTGAAGGTTCACGGCATCAATAAACTTCTTCTCCGCCTGCTTTCTTTCCTCGGCAGTCTTAGAGTCACCCACCAGATTCTCCTGATGCTTAGGTGAAGTCTTCTCGTAGTAGTCAGCCCATTCCTTCAAGCTCATACGCTGCTCGCCGTCACGATAGCGGATATTCATCATCTGCTCATAGATGGCGTCCACGTCTTCCTTCTTGAAAACCTTGGCAGCAGGCGCAAACTCCTTGCGCATTTCCTTCACCACGTCTTCAAGATTGTGCATGCCTCTCTTGATTCTCAGATAAGCATTTTCAGCCATGGCACCAACAAGCTTAGGCAACAGCTCCAACTGTTTAGAGTTAAGACCGATGAATGAAGCAGACAATTCATCATTGCCGGCATTCTTAAGCATATCCCAAAGGTCATTAACCTTCTTGTTGGAAGCTGCTACTGCCGCATCGTCCGCCGTCTGCTGAGGCTTCTTTTCAGTCTCTACCTTAGCTTTCTTCTCCTTCTCGAATCCTTCTTCCGCATTCTTGATACCCTCCACAGGGTCAGCAGATGGTTCCGTTTTAGGAGTATCAACCTTAGGCTCAGCCTTCTGTTCTCTAGTCTTGGCAAATATGCTTTCGTAGATAGCACGGTGCAAATCATCTGTCACTTCTCCGTTCAGATAGTCTAGAGCCATATCCTTCACCACATCGTCCACGTCCGCCTTCTTTATCTCCTCTTCGGTCAGAGGATGCTCCTTCTTGAACTCTGCTGCAGCCGCCTCAATCGGGTTAAACTGAGGGTCTGGGTTCTCTTCCTTTGGAAGGAGTGGGAGAGGACCTTCTTCCTTCTTGCTGTCAATATACTCAGTAACCTCATTCAGATCGCCAAACTTCTTGCCATCATACTCATAGTAAGACCCAGTGTACTCGCCCTTCTTGTTAGGCTCATCAACCTTCATCACTTCCTTGTCTCCATCAATCACAATCTTTTGCTTCATGATAGGACCGTACATTGATGGGGTCTCGGTTTCCTCGTCCGTCACCTCAATGCGACTTTCGAGTTCCTTGTTTTCTAAGTCGTCAGCCTCTTCTACTCTTGGTCGCTCTGCTTCTGCAGGTTCATTTCCTCCTGATGCTTCCTGTTGAGGTTTTTCATCGCCTGAAACATCATTGCTTCCTTCAATTTCTGAATGTCCTGTTCCATAATCTTGCCATTTCTTAAAGTCCAAAAATTCTTTTACTAACTCTTCCTTGGTAGGAGCAGCCTCAAAGATACTGCCTTCGCCAGTGTTCCTAGCGGCAGCAATGCGGTTGTACTCATCAAGCAAATCTCTGAAATCAGATACTTTGCCCTCCAAGGCTAAAGCCATCATCTGAGAGATAGAAGAGTAACGCTTAGCCGCATCCTCACCATACATGTCCGATGTTCTCAGCAGCGTATCAACCTTATTGCCGCCCTGTCTTGCCTCATAGAGCAACTGGATAGCCTGATCTATCTCGTCACGAAGAGAGAACTCGCCCAGCTTCATGTTGTCCATCACCGAGCGGATAGCGTTGATAGCCTTATTCTTCACCGTAGAGTCGATGCCCAGCATTCTGATAGTCTCAGGCTTGAAGATGGAACCCAAGAGAATGTTCTTCACGAACTCCCTGCCCTGTGCTGAAAGTCGTTCAGGGCTTTCCATCATCTGAGCCACCTCGTTCTGTCCGATGATGCCTTTACTTACTAACGTCTTGATAAGGTCATTTATTGCCTTGGAATTGTTAAAGAAAGCATCAAGTGAACCGTTTCCGTCAATCTCGGCAACGATAGCACCTATTTCGTCAGATGTCAAGGTCTTAGACTTAGCCACCGCCTGCTCTGTGTTGCTCTGAGTCTTCTTCTCGTTGCGGTTGAACTTAGCGAAGGTAGCCGCATCGTATGGCAATCTCTCATCCGTAACCATTACCAGGCGAGGATGCTCGATTCCGCTCTGCTCAATCTGCTCTCTTGTAAAGCCGAAGTTCTCGGCATTCTCCAGAAGGTCGTTGATGTATTCGCCATCCGTGCCGTCCTTTGCCGCCTTCTGTCCTGCCATGGTTCTACCGTTGCCATCATATACGATACCCTCGTCAGATACCACTGGCACCTGCTCGATAGCCATACCGTTATACTTTCGGGCAATCTGGTCCGTATTCTGCTGGGCAGCCTTGTCGTGTTCATAGTCACGATCATTCACGGTTCTGCCCTCAGCATCGGTAGGGAATCCCTCCGATTTCTTATAGCCATTATTTACATCGTGAGAAGGAGTAAGACTTTCTGCCGGAACAATCTCATAGTGCCCCTTAATCTTGGTTTCTCCGTCAGGCAGCATTCGTGTGCGCTTGTTGCCCACAAGTCGTGGCGCATTCACAAACTTCTGTGCTGCTACGCTACCAGCTTCATGTGCGCCCTCCGCCTGTTCAAGTGTGCCCACGGTCTCCGCCACCTTCTTGGCAGTCATAGCCTTCTTGATATTCTGAGCGTGGTCCAACTGTTTCTTGGCAGCCTCAATAGTCTGATTCTTCAAAGCCTCCTGCTCCATGATGTCGTTAGGCTCGGCGGTATAGTCCACCTTCATCTTCTCGGCATCCTTCAAAGCCTTCTCTGCCTTCTGAATCTGCCCGTCCACTACCTTCTCGGCGTTCTCCCCGAAGTCCTCAGCAAGAATCTCCGCACTCTGCTCTGGAGTCATGCTGGCATGATCAGGCGTAGGTCTTCCCTTGCTGTCCGTAGTCATAGGAACCTCTGTGCCATCTGCAAACTTTCGGGTAGGCTGAGGCTGGGGACGCGGCTTTTCAATGCCAGGTTCGCGGCCATCATTAACCTCTTGATTTTCAGGAGAAACTTCATTTTTAGGCTCACTTTGTGGTCGTGGTTCTGACCCGGTATTTTCGCTGATATTCGCTGCTTTCTGCTCTTGCTGTGCCTTGGTAGCATCCTGCATCGCCTGCTCCTGTGCTGCCTGATTGTAAGGCTCAGAGTTCTTCATCTGCAATCTCTGGCGATACTCAGCAGCAAACTGGTCGATAGGCTGATTCTGGAACAGAGTAACCTCATCTGCCTTCACATAGACCATTTCCTTGGTGTTAGGGTCGAAGCAGACAAGCATATCGCCGCTACCTTCCTTCGCCTTGCCGGTAGTCTGGTCAAATGCAACATCACCCGAACCCACAAGAAGGGTTCTGCTGTTGCTGTCCTGTATATACAGAGCCTGCTCGCCGTCCATCTTCTGACCGTTCAGCGTTCCGTGATAGCTCCAATCAGAAATAAACTCCTTCACGTTTTCCTCGATGGCATCAGCAGTAGCCTGCTGCATACCCTGCACTCTAGCATTCGCATTAATATATTGGGCAAGTGGGGTCAACTCTTCTTGGGTCAATCCATTCTGAATGAGTGCATCGTAAATCTGTGCCGGTGTCAAGCCCTGCTGGTGCAATTTCTCAAACACTTGTTTGAAAACATCGTTTCCTTCCATGGCAGCATCAAGAGCTTGCTCTGCATTGCGAAGATTTCTCAGTTCATCCAATACCACTTCGCCGTTCGGCTGCTCGGTGCCAAGGTTATTATCCTCAGCCGCTGCCTTACCTTGGCTTGCAGACTGGTCTTCATGTGGCTTTCCGCTAGGAAAAAGTTCATCTTCCAGTGCTCGCTTCACACCATAGAAGATTTTATTCTCCTCATCGGTACGCTTCATCGGGTCTTTCTGCATGATTTTGTCAATATCAACAATCATTTGTCCCTTATCGTTGAAAATCTCCTTCAATGAGTTCATGAAACCGCCAACAACCTGTGAGGTTCCTGATTTGAGATAGCCATACGAGCCGTTTTTATCTACATACTTCTCCCAGTCAAGATAGAGCGCACTCTTCGGGTTGCGCAAGTCATTAATCAACTGGGCGTTTTTCGGGTCTGTAATATACTTGTTCTCATCATATCCGTTTTTCTTAAGGAATCCAAATGCCAGTTTGGTAACATTTCCGTCCTCATCAGTCAGCTGCATATCCTTCATCTTGGAATAGCCAATCAGCGAGAGCATATCATCGTTGTCACGATAAAGCTTCTGCTTGTAAAGGATGGCACGGCGTTCATCGGCATTCTTATAAGAGGTACGTGTGAGAAGCGTTCCGTTCTTGGTGTATTCAAGAATCTGTTTGTTCTTCACGTCGTTCACGCTGCGGTAGCTTTTGCCTCTTGTGGTATTGAACAGTCCCATCGCTGCATTCACCTTCTCCTTGGTGCTCTGAGAAACGTCTGGGTCGTTCATGAAATCCGTGTATGCCGTTTTGTATTTCGGATCTCTCGGGGCAGTCTTCGATGCACGGTCCACCTTCACGAAAGCATCCATCAGATTCTTGCCCGATGCAGAAGAAATCAATTCATTCTTCTCGTCAGGAGTCAGACGAATATCCACGGCGATAGGGGAACCGTTGGCATTCTTGCCAATCACGAAATTACCACCGCTATTATGAGTAAGATGATGCAGAATGTTGCCCATCTTCACGAAGTTGCTAGGCTCGCCAGCCTTGAATGCGCCAACCATCACAACATCTTCCAGCCAAGTACCAAAGGAAATATCCTTATCTCCAGTCACGTTGTCGGCAACCATCATGGTTCCAGCCTCAACGCCAAGACCAGCAGCCGTAGCACCAAACTTCTGTGTGCCATGCAGCAACCGCTCTCCTGTACTTTTCTCCAAACCAGTGATTCCGAACTTGGAAACCCAAGGAGACATCACCGCACCAGATACACCAAACATAGCACCAGTTACAGCACCGTGTCCTGCACCTTTCAGTCCAGCCTCACCGATAGCCTGCAAAGAAGTATCATCACCAGTTGAAGCCTGACTCAATGCGGCAGTAACGCCCGAATATCCTGCAAGATTCAGCGAACTTGTAGCCGTTCTAGTGCCCAATCCCGACATGATTTTCTGTGCCGTAGTCATATTGGCAACCTTGAAAGCCATCTGCTGTGCAGTAAGTTTCTGAGCAGCCTTCATCACGCCAGCCTTCACCAGTCCGTTAGTCAGAATTCGTGTTCCAGTATTCACGGCAGCACTTGCGCCGGCACCGATTACGGCAAGCGGACCAGAATCTGCAGCCATGTTTACGGCAGTAGATGCAAATCTCGTACCGATGCCCGAGCGATAGGTTTCATCCTTGTGTCCTGCCACCTTCTGAATTTCCGCATCACCATCAGCAATAGCAATACCTTCCTGCAATCTCTGTCTTGTATCTCTAGACATCACGGAAGGAGCCACCACCATACCGATAATAGAGTTGCTGAGGTTCTTGGCAATATAGTCAAGCGCACCGTGAGGCATGATTTCCTCCTGATTGCGCATCGTCAAAGCCTTCTGTGCATAGTTCATGATCTCAGGAGTAACATATTTGTCCACGTATTCCTCCACACTCATGTTCAGTTTCTCTGCGCTCTCGGCAATATGGCGCTGCATACCCTTCTGCGAATAAATCTCGTTGATTTTGCTGCTGAGATTGTTCATCAGAACGTTCTGGCGGTTCACCTGTTCCTGCGTCTGGGCATCACGGAAAGCCTGTTCCTTTACCGACTGAGGCGCATAGATACCGCCCATCTTGTCAAGGTTCTGCTGATACTGCTGACGTGTCAACTCCTGCGCCTCATTCATGGAAGAATCTACCAGTTTGAGCAGGTCATTACCCAAAATGCCTTCGGACTGTCCGTCATTTCTTACGAACTTGTTACCCTCCACCTCATACTGAGCAAGAGTTCTTGCATCATCCTCTCGCTGCTGCTTGGCTCTAGCCTGTCTAGCCTCTGGAGTAGAAAGCTGCTGCATCGTCTCGTTGAAGTTCTTGGCAGTAGGGGTTATTCTGCTTCTGCTGATAGGGGTAGCTCTCTGCTGTTCCTGACGTGTAGCCTGCTCTTGTGCTCTCTGCATGCGCGCGCGCATATTGCTAGCCTGAGCTTGCTGCATCGGGTTCATCTGGTCGTTGCGCATGTGCATCAACTTCCAATTCTTCATGTAGTCTGTACCCGAAGCAGTAGCCGTTCTAGGCTGCTGCGCCTTCTGCTGCCTTGGCTTCTGATACTGCGCCGCCACTTCCTGCGCTCTCTGCTTCATGGTAAGAGGCTTCTGCTGCTGAGGCTTCGGATTTACTGCGTGAAGTCCGAGTCGCTGCGCAAACTCCTCATACGATTTACTGGAAACAGCACCATCGGCGTAAAGCGCATCATAGAGCTGCTTTCTGTTATGATAACCCTGCTTGCCAGGCGCATACACGAACTGCTTGAAATGTTCTCTCGTTCCTGTAACTGCGCCATCGGCTTTCAAGGCGTTGTAAAGTTTGTCAAATTTATCTCCAGCCATATATTATATATTAATGTTTATAAACCAAGTTTCTTTGTATTCTTATAGCCGTTCTTCGGCTTCTGGGTAGGCTTGCCTCCGCCAGAACCCTTTGGAGCAGCTTTCTTCTGGGCAGCAGCTTTGGCAGCCGCCTTCTTCTGTGCAGTCTGCTTACCGATCTGGGTAGCAATAGAGTTGCCTCTTGTGGTATTCGATACCTTCTTGATGCCACCCCTAGAGTAAACTTCCTGACTTGTAGTACTTGAAGAAGGCGTATCTGTCTTATAGCCTAGTTCGGCTGCTCTGGAAATCCAGCTCTTTTCGTTCTTGAAATGCTCAGTCTGTCCAGTTTTAGGGTTATAGAGTGAATAACCGCCTGCGGAACCATGACCGCCACCGCTTCCGCCCGATCGTCCGCTGTCACGCTTGTTGATAGACTGCTGTCTGAGACCGTTGGAGATAGCCGCCTGCTGCTCTCTGAACTTGAACTGTCTTTCCCAGTTGTCCTGTTTCAGCTTATCCTGCTCCTGTTTATACTGAGCCGAAGCCGCATCCTTATCCCTGCGGTAGTCAAACTTATCCTTTGCAAGCTGCGAATTCTCACCACGAAGCCCCATCAGATACTCCTTATAAACCTTGTCAGCCTGTGCCTTTCGGTTCTCCAGATCGAACTCCGCCTGCTTGTAAGCCGCATCAGCATCAATGGCAGCCTGCTTCTGTCTCTGCGCCTTTCGGTTCTGATACCCCTGTTCCATCATGGCTGTAGGGTCGTTGAACTGCTGCAATGGCGCACCCTTGGAAGTGTTCACGATGTTAGCCATGTGGCGGATGGCATCGGCAAAGGCTGCGATATTCTCCCTGTTGGTAGTCATTCGGCGGTCATACTCATCAGGAGTCTCGCCCTCCCTCATGCCCGGTCTGTTCTTGGGAATCAGCTTGCCGAGCCACCCGAAGAATCCGCCATCCCTCTGTGAAGGGTCCGCCTCAAATTCTGGAACCTGCTTGCTTTGCGTGGTCTGATAACCGCTCAAAGCGGAAGAAAGCGCATCATAGCTAGGTGTGCCGTCCTCATTCCATCCTGTAGGCTGCTTCATTCCCTCGAAACTGGTCTGAGGCTGAGGAGTATTGTCAGCCGCATCACCCATGTAAGGAGTCTGGACTGGTCCCAAAGCTGGGTTGGCATAGCCATTCCCCTGCGGAACGAACTCTTCCTGCTTCGGCATCTGGGTAAAATCCGTTACTGGAGCCGCCCCTGTCTGTACCGGCTGAGGCTGAAACTTTCCCATGGCATTACCGCCCTGCTGAAAGACGTTCACGCTAGCCACCGCTGGAATGCCGCCATGTGGAGCACCCTGCATCACCTGATTGCCGCCACCCATCACCTGATCATAGTCGGGATGCCTGGCTCGCATCATGTCCAAAGCCGCCTGAGGATACCCACTAATAGTAATGGGTGCCCTCTTCGGCTGCTGTGTATCTTGATTATTTACTCCTGCCATACGTCTTTTACTTTCTTTAGCGCATCAACATAATCCTTACCGCACAATACAATTACACCAGAAAGGTCTGCGCCTTCCTCTGCAATATCAACCCCAACCATCTGGTCGAAAATGCCGTTTCCGTCCTTGCTTCCAACACAACCGAGGTTAGCTGCTCTTCTGTTATAATTATCAATATTTTTGTTTATGAAATCCTCAAAGCTGTTATCATGCTTTGGCTCTTCTGGTGTAGGAATGCGAGGCTTCTTGTCTGGGTCAGAGCACTCATAGACAATATCGGTACCATCGAAACGAAGCGCATACTTCACACGCTTACCTCCATGATTGATGATGAAGCTCAGTTCTTGCTCGTTGCAAATATCTTGATTGATAGAATTCCAAAGACGCTCACGAGAAGCACGGTTAACATACAACTTGATAGCATCAGCGTTGCGCTTCCAGTCGATGCCGTTACCACGTTTCTCCAATGCGCTAATTTGCAACTTCAAAGCTCTAATCTCCTCGTCCTTCTCGGCAATCTTCTTCTCATAGTAGGCAAGTGCCATATCCTTGTAGATAACCACCTTATCCTTCCAAGCGAGAGCACTCTCGGCACTCTTCAAAGCCTGAGCATCAATCTTGTCAACAACCTTGTCTGCAAGCTCCTTCTTCAACTTCTCATTCTCCACAACATATTTCAGACCTAACTCTGCAAGATTCTTCTCACGAATCTTTGTAAGGCGAAGTTCCTCTGCAACGTCAGCCAAAATAGCGTTCTTGTCATGGATGATTCCGTTCAGTCGGGCAATCTCCTTACCGAGACTCTTAATCTGTTTTCGGTCGATTTTATCGTTGTGCTTTTTACAAGCATTCAAAACCGTAATCTGATCCTCCAGATTTGATTTCTCCTTGGTTAGCTCTTCAATCTTCTTCGCCTGCTCATCCAACAAGGCATCGTTGAACTGGGTGGCTGATTCCTTAAGGGCAGGGTTTACACCTGAATCTTCCTTGATGCGGTTCTCAGCAGAACCGGGTGCCTTGGTGTTCTTTTCGTACTCCTTTCTCAAACGTTCCTTGCGCTCGTCAAAGACTCCAGCTAACATAGCGAGTTGAAAGCCGGCAGAACAAACAATCTGCATCGCTTCACAAATCTCAGGAGCCTCGTATTCTGCAAAGTATTCACTAACAACTCCAGGCTTACCAGGTCCACTAAGCTTAAAACCTTCACTCTCCAATATCTTCTTTGCTTCTTCTAATGTCATATCTATTTTGTTTTAATGTTTAACAAACTTGTTTATAATATCGTCGTATGATGCAGGAATAATGCCGCTATCTGTCTCGGTGTAATAACAGAATCTTGGACCCCATTCCTCCGCTTCCTTCTTTTCTTCTACAACTATCACATTGCGGATTTTACCATCCTTGCATAGCAACTGAGCATAACGCTCACGTCTGGTATTTACTCTATGGTTATACTGATCGTCTAAGTCCTTTAGGAACTTTGCGAAATCATCTAGCGTTATCTTATTATTGCTAGACTCGAATGGCTTTTCAATCTGAGACAAAAGACCTTTTCCTATCTTTACTTCCATATTGTTTATGTTTAACTTCATTAACACTTCCCGAAAATTTAGGGGTGGGGAAAATCGGAAAACCGAAATCCAGAAAGAGGGGGGCGGAGGGATTTTTATTTATGTATTTATCTACTATAATTTGCAACGGTGGTCAAAGGGGGTGGGGGTCTTGGGGTGTCCTCTACGCCATGCCTGCCCTTGCCTTGCCGTCCTCGCCAGTCGCTCGCACCATCACCCTTGGGCTGCTACCCCTTCAACCTCTTCTTGGCTCCAGTGGCTAGGGCTAGAGGGTCATAGTGCTGCCCCACATCGTTGTAGCCAGCAGGGATAGGGTCTGCCACGGCTCCCTTGCCGTATTGGGCTTCGTATGCCACTCCCGTTGGGCTTACTTTAGGGGTTTGTGTTACATTCTTGTTATCAATTCCACCTTGTGAACTGCCTAAAGTGCTGCTGACCTGCGACTTAGCACCTTCGAGTTGTGACCCCAATTGGTTCACACCAAAACTGAACATCGCATTTGAAGCGTTTTGGGCTGCATCGCTCGTTGCCTGCGCCTTCTGCTGCTCGATTTGCTGACGCTCTCGTGACAACTGCTGCGTGTTGGCAAGATGAGCATCCTCCACATGCTGCTTGCGTGCCGTGTCCTGCGCTGCTACGTTGGCTATCGTGTCGCCCATCGCCTTGTTAGCCGCTTCCTTCGCCATCGCCACGCTTGCAGCAGTTCCACCGCCAACCGCTGCGGCTCCATCAGCCTTACGAACATACTCATCCTGCACCTCCTGCGCTCTTCTCATGAGGTTTTGCCCTGCCTTCGTGTCGAGGTAATCGGTATTGTAGTTCTTGTCGTACCAAGCCTTTTCTGCGTTGGTTCTGTACTGATTCTCGGCTTGTGCCCTTCTAGCTGCCTTCTTCGCCTTGTTAGCACCAAACAGAGAAGCACCAATGCCTGCCGCCAAGGATGCCGCACCCAATATCCACTCCTTCTTCTCCGTGAGCACTGGAGAGGAAGCAATAACCTTTGGTATTCTTGTCAATATTTCGCTCATAATCTTGATATTTACGTTTGTGGGGGCAAATATATAATATTTGGCGATACGTTTTGCCGTGTTTCCACGCAAGGATTTTTCCTACTCCAAGCCACCAATATGTTAGTCGGGGCGCAAACATCTACGAAACCATTTACCTCATGCCCTGCCAAATCGCCCATTTTGTAAACAAAAGTGCAAAATACCTTTAAAACGTAACCACTTGATAATGAGGATTTGAGTCTCAATCACTCCAAAGGGGAAACACAAGCCGAGTGTAAATAAAGTTCTTATTTTATAAATGAAGTTACTTTGCAAGCAAAAAAGCATTTTTCATTAATAGGTACGCACGTACGCATAAGGAAGTCATTAAGAAGATTTAACGCTGCTCTTGAATGGTTGGCAGGCGTAATCAAAGCGAACTCCTTTCATTTCTGCCGATTTTGGCGATTTTCGGGCAAATGGTCGGGATTCTCCTCAAATTCGAGAGTTTTGAGCCATATAAGAGCCATTTCGGGGCGTTTTATGGCTGATTTTGTGGGTTTTTCGTAGTTTTCGGGGTTTCGTGCAGGATTTATCGCTCATCTAGGATGAAGGCTTGTAGATGCGGTTTGGAAATGCTTCATGCATCATCAAGGCTTAGGGCTTGCCTTGCAAAGGTGTTACGTGGTGTTGTGTGAGTGTTGCGTCAAGTGTTGTGTGGTTCCCATGGTGTGTGTGCTTCTCTCTCTATTGGGTGAGGTTGACAAGGTGGGGGGAGTGAAGGGGTGTGGGGAGATAAGGGGGCAGCGCCCCCACGGGGCTACGCCCCTCCCCATGCCGTGTGGGGCTAGCGCCACAAATCTTGCAGACACTTGCCGAAGTGGTACACCGAATACAAGTAGCACACCACGATAATCAGTTGCAGGAACCATTCTGCATACTTCACGGATGCGGTCTTAGGCTCCTCCACTTTCCCGAATGCGTGAAAGAGGTAGGCGATGCCGAGGAATGAGACCGCACCGAATACGAGCCACATGATAAGTTCTATCATCTTGCTATCGTTTTAATCTCCTCCACCTGCTTGAAGAACTCATCAAGGTTATCAGCAGTGTAATGGATGCCCTTGTAGCGCACGAACGCTGCAAACTCCTTCGAGGTATCAACGACCCTCAAAGGCTCCTCACCTAGAAGAGTGGACATCTTGACTCCTAGTTTGTCCGCCATCTTCTCTAACAAATCATACGTAGGATAGTTGCGACCAGTCACAATATTGCTAATAGCCGCAGCGGTTACACCCATCTCTTCGGCAAACTCCTTTGAAGTCTTGCCCTTCTCCTTTAAAATTTCCTTTAAGTATATCTTAACCATAAAATTAAACGTTGCTTTATTTTTGGGTACAAAGTTACACAAAAACAAGCATATCTTTATTTAATTTCTGTAAAAATTCAGTAGAACTTTATTAATAAGTATTAAAAATAAAGCATTTCTTGCTTTGAAATTTGGTAGAAATAAAGTTTTGCTTTATCTTTGCACTCGAAATCAAGTTAGTTTGGTTTCCAAAGCGGAGCGATGGCACATTAGTGAATTGATGAGAAACAACCGCTATAGAAATAGTGTTAGTCAGCAATACGGAGAGGTAGAACTCTGTAACACACCGAGGACATCGTACACCGAGTTAGTTGCCACTCTCAAAGCAACAAGACAAAGAAGTCTCGAACACTCATCACGCAAGATGGAAAAACGCTAGTCGTGTTAGACTAGAGAAATATCGAAACACGTTGACCCACGAACGTTAAGTGAGGGAGCTAGGCTGCATGAGGCTTGCAGACGTTGGGCGCAAACGTACACCTGCACTTTAAGTTTAATTTAATCAGTAACAATTATGAAGAAGTATTTAGTTGTAAGAGTATCAGAGTATAGCTCTACTCTTGTAAAAGGAGCGTTTGACGACGAGCAAAAGGCTATAACCTATGCAGGGTTATCGAACGAAATAGAAGAATCGGAAGGAGCCACATATCACGTGGCGGTGATTAAGTAGAACGAAGGGGCTAGCAATAGCCCCTCTAAAACATAAGATTATAATATATGGCAGTAGCAAAGAAGATAGAGTTGACGGCTAACCAGTTGTGGGTGCTTAAGTATATCCTGCATGAGGTTGCCAGTAGTGAGGAAGGTGCTAACGGCATCTACCTCACTCCAAAGGAAAGAGTTTCACTCGGACAGATAAGAGGTAAATTGTAAAGGTATGAAGAAGGAGCTATCAGAAGCGGAGGTGGCTTGCATAAGAAGAGCACTGAAGCATTTTCAGAATTGGTTGGGAAGCGGTGAGGAGCCAGTTCTTGACAACCTAGTAAGTAACTTTTAAAATTTTAGAGTATGAATGTATTTCTCTTTTATCGTACAGATAATTGGAACTCCCATGATAGCAAGGATTTGGTATACATCGGGACAAACAAAGA